ACCCTGCGGCATAGCCTACCAAGGAGACGGAAATGAACAGCAAAGAGATACGAGCATTTTCGATGAAGCATGATACTGACCTTCCACCGGAAATCGCCTTGCCCCTAAAGCAAGCGCAGATGCTCCGTGAGATCGCTGCACAACTGGCCGAGATGAACGAGCGTGCCTCCGAGCGCCGCGTTGCGCCAGAGCAGCCCATAATGAAGTGCCGCTCCTGTGAGGCGACCACGGACACGTTTGAGCCTTACGCGTCCTGCGGGCGATGCGGGGCGATGCTGGTGGACAAGGTTGCGCCAGAGCAGGAGACGCAGTGCGAGGCGTGCATCATTTGCGCGGAACACTTTGCGAGCAACGCAGGCGTTTACGAGAAATGCCACATGCACAGGAATCCTCCCGCGTATGGAGTTCCCGACACGCCTGCGCCCGTAGCACAGGATGCGGTGAGCGAGGCGCTGGATGCGTATGACGGTCTGGACCCTGCTGACTCATGGCGAGGCTACTGTCGAGAGGATCGTGCGTTGAACATGAAATGCATGACCGCCGCCCTCCGCACATTCAGCGCCCGCTTGCGGGAGACGGCACGAGAAATTTACTGCGACAAAATGAAGGGTGAACACACGCATGAGTTTGTGCGTTCACTTCACGAAGCGGCGTGTAAACTACTCGGAGAACACGTATGACACATGAGGAAGAACGCGCAGCAGTGGAGGCAGCGTGGTCCGATTTGGATGACGATCCGTTCGCTGGCAAAGTGGGCCACGATGGAAAGTATCACGTGTTCCTGCCGGGATGGTTTGAGAATGGCTACCTTACGCCGAACGCCGCATGGCACGCCGCCTACCTGTATACGGTGGAGCGCCAGCGGCAGATCGCGGAAGTCCAGGAGGAGATTGCGTGGATAAATGAATGCGCGATTGATCCCCTTATGAGTTCGGCGCAGGAATCCAATATAAAGACTCGCATCCTCGCCGTCGAGCAGCAACGCTTAGAAGATTTACAGAGCGGCATGAAGCCCTGACCCGCACGCAGGCACGAAAACAAAAGGAGAGACAATGAAGCATGTAACAGCAATCATGGCAATCCTGCTATCTACGTTAGGAGCAATGGCTCAAGATGTTAACAGCCCATTTGCTGAAACTCCGGGGCATTGGGTTTTGGTGTATCGCGTAGGTGCGATTCAGAAGCACAAAACATTTCCCCACAAATCTGCCGCCGATAATTGGGTAGATCACCAACCATCTACCTATGTAGCGGTCGAATTAAAACACGGCGGGATTTTATATCCCTGCCAAACCTACTACACGAATACGTATGAGTATGGCAAGTTGGTTCACTACAAAGAAGTACGCTGCTATTCCAAGGCGGAGGAAGAAGAAAATGAACGTAGGAATCCACCTCAAACCGCCTTTGGATGGACGGTGAATTGACCCGCACGCACGAGGAGGATTTATGCGATTGCTATTCGCAATTCGCAAGTGGCTCAACGGCTACTGCGACAAGCACCAGAGGATGCACGAACTGATGGGGGTGAAACCGTGACCCTATCACCCGTAAACCCCCTCTGGGGATTCGCCTGGTACCTGCCGCCGATGATCGCGCTTTGGATTTACGATGCGGTGCGCAGCAGGAAGAAAGGGAAGTGAGAGCATCACGCGTCATGTTACCCACTGGCAACTGCTTCCATCGCCCCCACCGGATCGCAGCGAGGAGAAGGCATGAGCGACTGCACTTTCGTCACTGAGATCGTTAAGACTCGGAAACCACATCGTTGCGTGGTCTGCTGGTGGCCCGTTCCTGTAGGAGAGGAATGCACGCACTGGACCTGTGTCTTCAATGGAGAGTTTCAGAACAACTACGCTCACAAGGAATGCGCGGCTGACTTAGATGGTGAAGAGTTTGGACAAGGGGATGGCGAGCCACCAGAACGCATCAGGACCATGTATCCCGCCCCGCGCCCGGCAAGCGATTAACGCGACGCATCGCAAGGAGTGAGGAAGTATGAGAGTTCTAGTCGCGTGTGAGTTTTCCGGCGTAGTGCGGGAGGCGTTTCGCAAGCGCGGTCACGATGCTTGGTCCTGCGACTTGATAGCGATTGATTGTCCGTCCTGCCAAGGGAGCGGCAATTTCTACGGGCCTATGGATGAGGATGATGATTACCTTCCATGCGACGACTGCAACGGCCATGGTTATCGAGGTCAGCACATCAAGGGCGACGTGCTCAAGGTTTGCTCCGGTAAGAATCCTGAGTGGGATTTGATGATTGCTCACCCTCCCTGCACGTACCTATCTGTGAGCGGGGCGCGCTGGTGGAAGGATCGCGTCAAAGAGCAAAGCGCCGCCATCGCATTTGCGCGGAAATTGGGAACTGTGACAGCTATTCCCAAGGTAGCGATTGAGAACCCGATTGGAATTCTTTCGCGCGTGTGGCGCAAACCCGATCAGATCGTGCAGCCGTGGATGTTTGGACACGGAGAAACGAAAGCGACCTGCCTATGGCTCAAAAATCTACCGTTGCTAAAGCCCACGAACATCGTGGAGGGCCGCGAAGGAAGATGCTGGAGGGAGTCGCCGGGAAAGAAGAATGGACTCACGAGACAGCAGCGGCGCTCGATCACATATCAAGGCATCGCAGACGCCATGGCCGAGCAATGGGGCTGAGCGCTGGCGGCAGGATAGACGGGGCATTAACCCACGAAGAGGGAAGGCGAACGGGAATGACGATTAGCGCTAAGAAGTGGAGTCAGAAACAGAAGGACATCGCCAAGAATGAGCAAAAGGTGCTGTTCATGTGGGACATGGATAAACGGTACGTTCCCGATCCAAACGACCAGTCAAGAATCCAGGTCTGCGGAGCCATGTCCCGCGATCGAGCGCGACGCATATGGGAAATCATTCAGGAGCAGGACAACTCCTGATACTTCTCCAGCAACTCCCCCATCGTATGCGGCCCGTTGCCCTGCGACACTCCACCAGGAAAACTCTCCCACTCTCCATGGCACGCCGCAATCGCTCCCTGAATGTTCCCTTCTGTGATGAGTGGGATTGCGCCACGCTCTCTGAGAATTTCGAGCGCATAGGCATCCTGTGATGCCGGGGAGAAGTCAGGCAGCGCCAGTTCCTTCTTGTACGCCGCCCACCAGTGATAGAGAACCTGGTAACGCCCGCTAGCTGTCGAGTACTGCGGCGGCGGTCCCTTCGTCCACATCACGGGCGCTCTGTTGAACTGCGGCGCAAAGGGATGGTCTGAGAAGTCGGAAAACGTGGCAGGGCCGTCCACGCCGGTCACAATGGTGTTGTACTGCGCCCCTTCGCTCCAGCCAATGAGCGACAAAAATGCGGCGAGTGCAGGCGAGGGCGTCACGCTCAACTCCATCCCGCCGTAATATTCTTCATGCAGTCCGAATACGGCGCACCGCTCAGCTTAGCATCCAGTTGCTTCTGGAACACGAGCACGTTGGGCTGCCAAGGTGGAGTGACTTTCAGAGCAGGCAGCTTGCGGAATTGAGTCGGAGCGGTTTGCGTCACGTTGCCGATGGTCAGGCTGCCGTAGGAGTAGGTCTCGGTTGCGATGCTGAATGTGTCGGTGAATGTGAACGGCATGAAGGCACCCGCCGGCGGCATCGGGAAATCGAGCCCAGTATCGGCCCAGTCGTTATTCAGCCACAGTTGCCAGTCGAGAGCGCCTTGAGCGTTCGGCACTAACTGGCAATCGAGCGCGTAGATTTCGCCCGCTGGACCTGTCACCCTGCGATCAAACTCGAGCGCCTGTGAATTGCCTGCGAGCGCTCCATCGGGATTGAGCAGGAACGAGAACGCCAGGTTGCCGGAATTGGGCAGCACCGGCCGCACCACATGCCATAAGCCGCCGCTATACTTGGCCGCCGTGCCCACGATGTAAGTATGCAGGCCATCAGGAGCCAGAAACGGGGCAAACGCCTGCGGGGGATTGGGCGTTACGGACGCGTCGGTAAAGGTGGGCGTGGGGTAAGTTTCCAGGTTAAGGTCTTGGATCATGGGCACTCCTGAGTCATAGCTAACGCTCCTGCGAGGCACTCCTCAGCGGCGAATGGGCATTTCGGCGGCGAACCAGGCGGGGATAAATAAGGGCCATGAGCAACGCAACTTCCTCCAGCTCTGTGCTCGCCCTTGTGGCCCTTTTCCAGAGCACAGGGGAACCACCAATTCCATCTCGGAATAAAAGAGGCTGCAAACTCTCCGCAACAGTCCATTCTTACTCCTGAATTGCGCGGGCCACTCGCTTCCCACCCCGGTTGTTCCTGTGCTCGTCATAGTACGAACGCCTTTCGGCTCCTGCTTGTGCACAGGTTACGGGCCATAGCCTTGTCCGCCCGCGCAAACTTATGATGCCGCTGGAGGCGTTGCCGCTGGAATCGCGTTCAAGCTGGCCACAACAGCGTTCACCCAGTTGGTGATCGTTGTTGCCTGTGCCGCTGTCGGAATCCCAGAGGTAGCCGCGTACTGCTGGAATACCGGCGTGATGGCCTGAATGACCAACGCTAGCTTCTGTGTCCCTGTACCGCTTTGCTGGCCTGCCGCAAGCGCTGCTGCCTCAGCTTTCGCCACTTCCGTGACGGTGAGGTTGTATAGGGTGGCGATGCCCGGGAACGCGATGTCGATGATCGGCTCTGCATCTTGTGCTACGGTCACGGCAATGCCGAACACTTTCTTGAACGCGTTGCCAATGTCGGACAGAATTGACTTGAAACTAGCCATTTGTTGCTCCTTGAACGTATTGGTTGAACATCTCGGAAATGTGCGAGTCAATCACAGACTCAGGTGCGAACTTCGCCGCGAGAGAAAACTTTTTGACCACCAGCACGCCCAGACTCGCAGTGCCATCGTAAGTGTAATCCAGAAGCACGTCTGAGGTCCGGAGTGTGCCTGCTGTCGCGCTCGTCTGCGTGAGTGTTACCCCTTGCGCGGTGGCAAGAGCGCCCTTGAGGGCTAAGAACTGAGCGGGCGTGAGGGGCAGAATCATCCCGTGGTTTCCTTTGGCGCTATTGGCGTAGCAGGTTCATGAACGGTCTCCGTGAGCACGCTGGTGCGGTTGCTGAGGGCTTGGCCGGTGAGTAAGCCGATGCCCGCGCCGATCACGCCGGTAGCCGCGTCCGCTGCGATACCCCATTTCTTGCAGACCACATCGAAAGTCATGCCCAGAATGATGACCACGATAGCAACCCACGGCGTGTTGATTCCGTTGATCGCAGCTACCAGTTTCATCAGCATATCTTGCGCCTTTCACTCAGATTCTACCCGCAAACGGTCTAAACGCAACCAAAATCAGCAGTACATTTGCCCTTTAGAACACCACCAGCACGCGATAACGCTCCCGTCGAGTGGCACCTTGGTTCGTTCCAAGTAGCATCCGTGCAGGCGGCAAATAGCCCGATCGGTGCCGCGCACGGGCGATGGCATGCAAAGTGTCCCGTTCGGCTCAGACGTTCTGGGCTTAGGCGGCATCTAATTATCCTGTACCGGAGGTTCGCTCATGATCGGTTTCCTGATCACTCTCCTGATCATCTGTCTCATCGCTTGCGTGGCTTGGTGGATCATCTCGGTGATCCCGTTCCCGCCTCCACTGGCCGGGGCGCGCGTGATCCTTCAAATCATCTTGGCTATCATCCTGCTGATTTGGCTGATCTACGCCCTCTTGCCTTTGGCGGGTGGTTTTGGGCACCCATTGCTGCGCTAGGTTTCCTTTTCGTCTTGCCTAATTTGCCTTCTGCGAGGCTCGATTTCTCAGTCAGCGCAAGCAGAGCGCCCGTGGCCGTCGCCAACTTCGCAGTTACTTCCTTCAAATTGCCGTCTACGGCCTTCCCGATCTGATTCAGCTTGGCAATGGCAACCGCGCCGAGGGTGGAGAATATCCCGCCGATCATGACGTAAAGGCCAGCGGCTTGCACGTCTGTCATGTGTCACTTCCCCACAAAGTGAATGATCAGTGTAATTCCAAGCATGATCAAAGCGCCGAGAGCGGAGATGAATGTAGCGATGGCGTAGCGCAATCCCCACGTGGAATTAGAGATTAGTCGCGCTACAATTTCTTCGACCACTAGAAGTCTCGCCGTCACCGATGGGTTCCCCTTCCCGTCGCCTGTCCACACATCCTGCGCCAGCTTTTCAATTGTTTTCGCATACGGACATGTGGCCACCTCGTTCTCCTGACTCGCATTTGCTACTGTACTATTGCGCCGTTACGGTGTTCCCAAAAGCAACTGCGGTGCCACGCCGGGTGAAGCCGTCCCACTCCCATACTCCACACCGCCGATCGCTGGAGGATTAGGCCGACTAGCTCCGAAAAAGTCTGTCGTAATGCCCATATAAGGCGTTCCGGCACCAATAACAGGACTGCCCGATGTCAGATTCGCCTCAAATGTAGGGCCAAGAGTTTCATTGAGCAACAGAGGGTCTGTCTGACAGAGGTAATTCGTGGAAGTGATGACGCCGCCTGTCGCCGCTGTGACATAAGGGCATCCGGAAGTAGGTGTGTTCCAGTAGTCGTTGTGGTCGTCCACGATGGTTGGATTACAGAACGGAGTGCTGCACGTTCCCATCGTCCCACCGCCTTGCCAAGCATAGGGTATCGCGCTATAGCCATTCTCAAGAATAATGTTGTTTTTGAAAGTGACATTGGCGATGATAGGGTCCGATGTTGTGCAGTTTGCCCACGCTCCTCCTGAAATACTCCGACAGCCAACAAAAATTGGCTGGCTCGACGCCGCGACTGGAGGCCCGGTAATTGTATTGAAGGCGACGTAAGATTGAGTTTCGTAAGTTGAAATAATTGCCATTGCAGCGCCACCCGCTCTGCAATAGGGACCGTGGTAGTTGCTTCCAATAGCAGTTGAAAGATAATCGCAATTCCCCACCGCGAAGTTATTCCAAATGTAGAACTGCCCCGCACCCTTTAGCTGATTGCCTGAATTTCCCCATGCGTAGACTTGGCTTTCTTCAACCTGTGCATTTTGCTGATCGAAGTAGAGCGTATCGATTCCATCCTGTGTGTTCCCGAATACCCAGGCCTTGCTCACGATGAACGTACCACCCGTATGTCCAAACCCCATGCCATCGACGCCATCGCTCTCAGTGTCGAGACTGCTCGTATTCGGTACATCATAAGGAAAGGTGGTCATGCCAGTGGAATTTTGCGCAGCGATCTGCGAAGCAAATGTTACTCCGCTGGGCAAGCTCACAGAAGATGGATATGGCTCAAGAACTCCGTTCAGCGACACAATGATATTGGTGGCGGTGATCGTGCCTTCGTTGTTACTGTAACTGCCTCCAGTACCATCGAAACCACCTTGGCCGTTGCCGCTGAATACGGAGTTTGTAATGGTGCCGCCATTCAAAGGGCCGCACTCGCATCCTGTTGCTCCAAGGCCATGTATCCACATATTGTCGAGGATGAGGTTAGACACCAGCAGCCCTTGAATGCCGTTTCTCCCAATTGCTATGTTCAGACTGGGAGCATTGTTGTACTGACCTCCATAGGCATACTGCACATGATCGTCAATATTCAAGCATCCGAACTTGATATTTGCGGTTCCGAGATTGGGGTAATTCGTCCACGAAGTTGCAGAGAACCCGCCCATATTGAACATCCCGCCCGGAGCGCCCAAAGCATAAAGTTCCGGCATCAATTGCGTGTGACAACCGCTCGGCTCGTCTTTCCCTTCAATAGTCGTTGGATGTGTGCTATCCGGTCCTGAAGGCAATCCATACACGGACAGTTGAGCATTTTGGTTATAAGTCGTCGAGCAGGAGCCAGCGAAAATATCTATTGCCGCCTGCGGAGCGCCCGGTCCGCACCCCATCGCGTAGCTTCCCGGCTCAATGATTACCGTATCGCCTCCTGCGAAACCGTTCCATACTGTCCCGCCAGTAGCCAGCAAATAAAACGGGTGGTCGTAAGCACACGCTTGTCCGGTTCCGCTTCCAGGGTATGCCGCATCAGTCTGCCCTGTACAATTCGTTGCATTGCTGCCATCGGTTCGCACGTACCAGTTGATAGGCGAACGAACCGTGAATAATTGACTTGCGACAGAGCTATTCGTCTGTCCGGATTGAGTTGAGATGGCTTTCACGGTGACGGTTGTCGTTAGCAGAATCGGCGTTGAATAAGTCTGCGTCGTTCCGCCAGAGCACGTTCCCGCCGTGGGTGCGGTGGGAGTCGATCCGTCAGTGGTGTAGCAAAGCGTCGCGCCGGACGGAGGGACGAGATACAAGGGGTAGCCTGATGTGCCAGCGGTGTAATATCCCGAACTTCCCGTAATCAGTTGTCCTTGCGGAGAAAACACCGGGACGGCTAATTGCGCCCATGCGGGAGCGGCTAGGAGGAACGCAAACCGGAGAAACCTTACCTTCCAGCGGCCGCCGGACTTTGAGTTGGATCTGGTATCGGCGATGTCCCTAACCCGAGCGAAAGCAACGCAAGCACAAAGATTGTGAAGATGAACGTTTTCATGGCACCATGATCTCACAAATTGGATGGATTGTCTCATAGGCCCGTGAATCCATTCAGGCAAGCCGCCTGGGTGTTCATCTGCGTTCCGGTCTTCACGGATGGATCGGTCGATGCCCACCACAAGTGAGCAGCAAGGAAATCCGCTGCACCTTCGGCTCGCGCCCCCATTTCATCCATACCTGCGGCAAATCCGCTGGCAGCACACGCCCCTCCGAACGACACCATACTATGGCTCACGCAGGTTCCTGATGAACAAATATAGCTCGTGCAGACTCCGGCGCTATTGTCGTAGGTCAAGCCTGTGATGATGAAACTGGTTGTTCCATAAGTGGTCGAAGTATCGACGACCGCAATTGAGCCGCCTTCCGAGACCAGTACGGGATAGCTTCCGCCGCTGTAACCTCCTCCCCACAAGATAGCCCCCGTCCCGTTACCGGCCAAAATTCCAGAGGGGTTAGTTACACTGGTAAATTTAAGGACTGCCATCATTGTGAAGGAACTGCTTGAATTGATCGCGCTGCTCAATTTAAGCCAGTCGGAAGTTCCATTGAAAGCGGCTGTAGCGAGTGTCCCATTGAGATCATTCGGCGTGTAAACCGGTTCATCGCCACTTGTGCTTTGCGTGAGGTTAGAACCTCCCACGCTCCCATAATCAGTCAACAAGGTGAGGTTTGTGCTGCTGCCGCAAGATCCGGAGCTGCCGCCGTTGCAGCCAGTCTTGTAAGAGCCGGCCCATGTGTGAGCCCAGGTGCCGCATGGACCGGCGGCTGCACGCGACTTAAAATCCCGCTGCCCAATCTGCCACTGTGCAGAGCAAATTTGTGCGGTCAATAACAGTCCGAATATTACCTTGCAGAGACGTTCCATGTTGTGCTGGCTCCTGTGGTAACCGTTGACCCGGTATCGTTGCAAACGTAATAGCTCAGGGTTCCTGAGGCCGAGGGCCACGCTTGGAAGTAAAGCTGCCCGGTGGTTGCCGGTGCCCATCCCGTCACGTCCGTCACGTCAGAATTTGGCGTGAATGTGGCCGTCATGGTGGTAAGCAGGCCGGTCATGCTTACCGTGCTTGGGGTGCCGGACGAGCCTGTGACGCTGCTGCACGCCCCAGAGGAAAAGGCTACCGAGCCGCCTACAGTGATTGTCGTATCCGCGACAGGGTACGCTGCTGCGTTTGCATAGGCCGTCGTTGCGATCTTTGTGGAGTTATCGCCTGCGCTCTGCGTCGTGGTCGTGGGCGATCCAGCGAAGGCAACAGACGACGCGATTTGTGTGCCCGTGATCGTTGCGCTGGTGATGTCAGCCGCGACGATCAAACCGCTCGTCACAGCCTGCGTGCTCCCCGCGAAATGGGCTATGCCTACCCCCGGCGAAGAGGATGTAACGCACGACGCGCACGCAATGGTCCCGGTGCTGGTGATCGTCCCGCCGGTGATGGGTGAAGTGGTGGCGACGCTCGTCACAGTTCCACCGCCGCCGCTGGCCGCCGTGCAACTCGCCCGGATATTCGTCCCGTCGGATTTCAACGTCACCGTCTCGCTGGCGGTCAAGGTCAGCGTCGTGCCTGAGATATACGTTGAGCAGTTGCCGCCATCCGCAATCGTGGTACCGCTGGCCGTCCATGTGCCGCCGCTGGAGGTCGTGACGGTGAAGAGCACAAAGGCGCTCGCTGCGGGCGTAGTACTGGTCGCGGAGCCGGTTGCGAAGTAGCACAGGCCGTTGGCGGGAGTGAAGGAGCCGGTTTCGTCAGTGCAGGCTGCGAGCGCGGGGGCTGGCGGGAATCCAGCGTCTTTGATCTGCCCATTTGTCCCGTTCATCACTGCCGCATCGTTGGCCGTCGTGCCGCTTGTCGGCCCTGTGACGATTCCGGCCCCGGTTCCTGCCAGTGGTTCACTGCTCGTGACTGTCGAGGCGGAGGCCGCAATGGGAACTTGCCCTGCCGTCATGCCGGAGAGACCACTACTACCGCTGCCGCAAGCAGTACCGGTGTTCGTGACGTAGCCCGAAGTGTCGATCTGCAAACAGTTATGGCCGCTGCCCGCCGCCTGCGTTGGAAACTGGATATTGGGGCTGGTTACTTCAAAGAGAGACGTGAGGCCGACGATCTGATTTGTTACCTCTAAGTACGATGCGTAACCCTGTCCATGAATCACAACGCCAGTAGCAGTTGCTCCCGTCTCCGCTCCAATGTCGATAAGATTTGTGCCGAGGCCGTAGGAGCCGTTTGCATATCCGATATGCCCCTGGTTGGTCTTCGTCGAGCCGTCTTGAAAGAATATGCCGCTCAGTTGGTTTGCCTGTGTGCTGTAAACAGCGATCGGAACTCCATCACCTGCCGCGATAGTCAGACAGGTCCCGGTGCTGCAAGATGCCAAATTCAAAATCCAGTTGCCATTGCTGTCTGTGCTGATGGGCCAGTTGTAGTAAGGCGCAAGATTGCTTCCCGGACCGCCCCCAGCCAGCAGTTGATTGTTCGCGTAAGCAGCGAATGTGTTATCTCCGCCCAGAGTCCAGTGCGTGTTGTCGTAGGAGAAAAACCCTGGATCGGTGTTGGTCTGAATGGCCGACGTAGTGTCGATCAGCAAGTCGTAATCGATGCCCTGAATCGTATTCTGACGGAGAATCTGCGCGGCCTGCTGGACCTTGTTGATGAAAGTGCCGCTCATCGACGAACCGGTGCCTCCCGCGTAAGTGCTGCCCACATTCGGCGTCATGATGATCGTCTTGCAACCTGCTGCCTTCAAGTAATGACTGAGGGAAAGATACTGAGTCACAGCTTGTGGCGCAGTCAGGTTAGGATGGCTTCCGTAACTGCTCATGGAATTGAAGAGGCCGCTGCCGCCGAGAATGACATAGTGGTTCCCCGAACCGGCGCACATGGTCGCGTAGTTATTCGTCGTCGCGGCAGACCACATGTCGGTCACGTTCGATCCACCCTCGGCGTTATTCACAAAGGAAGAGACTCGACCAGTCATCGCACTCAAAGTGGTGAGCTGCTTGGGCCACGGGTTGTTGTAGCAGAGGCTCGTTCCGCCGATGATGGTGCAACTGGATGCGGGGACCGTAAGTGTAGCGCTCGCTCCTGACCCTGCGCCGCAACCGCTCACCGTCGCTGTCCCTGTGCCGCTCAATCCTTGACCGAAGTAAGTCAGCGTCCACTGCACTTTTCCTGCCGCATCCGTATAAGCGCCCATGGTGGGCTGTGCTGTGCCAGTCAATCCCGAAATGCTTACAGTACAGGTTGCATTCGGTGTATAGCCGGAGCCGCCATTCGTCGCCGAAGGGACCACTTCTCCTTGAACGTCTACCGACTGCTCAAGCGACGCACCCAGTAGATGCAGGTCGAATGAGGCTGGGAACGGGGAGGAGCCGCCGCTGCCGGGGCAAGCCAAGACGCCCGTACTTGCGTTCACAGTGCATGTCGAATTATCGGGCTTCACTCCGCCAAGCGTGGAAGGCTGCGCGATGGGCAGGGTGTAGGAGCCACTACCAACCTGCACGTAGTTCGTACCGTCGTTGCCAACGGATACCGTAGTCCCATTTGCAATGGTGATGCCCGATCCACTTGGACCGATAATCTGGATCGATTGCCCACCCGTCGTCTTGTTCTCAATCGTGAAACTGAATCTTCCCGCCGGAGTGATGAGATTTCTTGTCCCGGTCAAACTCACAGAGCTCGTGACGGTAATAACCGAGGGCGATTGGGCGGAGCTCTCCTGAGCCGTCATCGTGTGGTTAGCATCGGATGCGAAAATGAGCGTCCCATTATTGAAACATGGAAAGCCTTGGCAGCCTAAATTTCCCGTCAGATTAATTTGAGGAGCCGGAATTTGAGAAACTGCTCCACGAGAGCAGAAAACAATGGCGATTCCTAACAGGAGGATGTATCCTTTCCTCATGTCAAAGTTAATGGATTTCATACGAACCCTCCCGGAAACCGATGACTGCATTGATTGGCCGTTTCATACGAACAAGATGACCGGCTATGGTAGCTTCAAAATCACCGTAAGCAAGGGCAAGCAAAAGAATCATCCTGCCCACCGTGTCTCTTACCGCGTCCACAAGGGCGAAATTCCCGAGGGCCTTAACATCGATCATCTCTGCAACAATCCACACTGCGTGAATCCTAAACATCTCCAAGCGGTTACGCAGCGCGAAAATGTACTTCGCAGTAATGGAATATGCGCCAAATTTGCAAATCAAACTGAATGCAAGAATGGTCACCCATACACGCCAGAAAACACCGCCTACGCAAAGCGCGACGGCGCTCGCGAATGCAAGGAGTGCAACAGACAGAAATCTCGAAAGTTTTATCACAATAACCTCATGAGACAATCTTCGGCTCGAACGTCCCCGTAAGCGAATTTGTGGACTGATATAAGTACATAACCACGACGACGCCGAATTGATTTGTGAAGGTCACCGTTATCGGCGCGTTGAACGCAAAAGGGAAGCCTGTCTCGGCATCGACGAAGGTATGAGAACCGCCGAGGAGCAAGAGATAGATCGCCTGCCCGGAGACCGTAAACGGCCCGAAGGTTTCGCCTATCGTCTCCGTTCCAAGTTGCACGCTCGGCAAAACGTCTGTCGTCGAAAGCACGGCAGTCGTACCGCTGGCCGTGACTGTCGAAGTTGCTCCAGATGTTCCGGGTCCAGCGAAGATTCGTGGATTCCAAGTATAAGTCTGAGTAGCCATCTGCGCCGTAGCTCCTATCGCGTTTAAGGTGACCGTCGTACTGGTCACCGTAGTGTGGTGGAAACTTCCGACGATGGTCCCGCTTGTGAACGGCGAGATTAGATTCAGCGGAGAATCAATGGAATCGGTGTTGGTGATATTCGCTGATGAAGGGGTGCCGGAGTAGGTTGCGGAGCAAGTGGGATTAGTCACCGTCTGCCCGATTTCAAGCGATCCTCCACATCCTGTGAATGAATTGATTGTGAATCCAGCCGTCAAAAATATCGTCACCGCGCCCGTGCAACTATTACCCACTAGCGGCGTGCAGCCGATTCCAGTTAGAGGCGTGATGGATGACACTCCTCCGTTGACCGTGCTCGCTGCCAGAACGTTTTGATCCGGATAAGTCAATGTTCCGGTGTAGGGGCTGTAGTAAACGACCGTCACGCATCCCTGCGCCGCGTAAGCGAAATTCTGGCCGAGGCCGTTCGTGAGAAGTGGTTGCGTTAATGGTGTCCCACCTGTTGCTTTCGGATAAAGCGTCGCCAAAACACCCGCTGGCTGTCCGCAGGCTGATTGGGTGTAGACGTTGATTGTCGCCCCAGATACAGCCTGACCTTGGGCGGTCGAAAGCTGAAACTGAATCAGGCCGTAGGTCTGTGCGAGCGCACATCGCACTCCCAGCATAACTAAAATCAGAATGAATATGCGGCGCATCAATCCCCCTAACTGCACAATTTGGCGACAATCGTTCCGCTTCCCGATGTCCCACTGATCGAGTACCGCGCGAAATTCGCCTTTCCATTCCACTGCGTTGTCCCATAAGTCGCCACGCCGCCGCTCACCGTAACCACGTTTGTGATGGCGGTTTGCCATTGCGTCGCTGGAGTGTTCGTCATGGCAACTTGGAGGGCCACAACGCAGGCGGTGGGAAGCGTCGGGAAATTCACTTCGCATTCCAGGTACTCTGGGCCTTGGCCAGCATCCCACGGCACGGTGTAAGGTAGACCGACAGCTTGCGATTGTCCATTGGCTACCGTATCGCCAACTTCCGGCTGTGGAATCAGACCCGTGCCGCCATCCGCAGTTTTGGAGTAGACATTGTATCCGCTGCCAGTCACCGTCAGAGTACCTACGCCCGTGGCGGCGGTCACGGAAACCGACGATGCGGTGATCGCCGAATTCGTCACATTAAATTGCGGATCGGTGGCGAGACCATAAGCTGTCAGCACTCCATAGGGGCTTACAGGAATATCCCCTTCGACAATCGTGAAGTAATAGGTCAGCACTGTTGACGTGGACGCGACCGCGTTGATCGCAATTTTGGTCGAGGCTTTCGTTGACGGAAAGCTACCGAACAAATAGGCAGGAATCCCTGGAATCAGTTTCTTCGGCACTGTGGCGAACGGTGATGCGTTGAAAACGGTCATGGTTTCTCCTTCATCTTGCGCAACTGATTTTTGTACTCGTTCAAGTCTGCTGGCCTGAAGTGAGGATCAAAAGGTTCTTGATAGGGCGGAGCGTAGCGAATCATCGGAAGCGGCTCTCCAGCGCTCGCCTTTGATGGGAGAAATCCGCGCGGCTGTTCTGGAGGCGGCGTGATCCGAGTCGGATTGATTTCTCTGATTCCGTTCATACTGCCAGCATAGGGTTCATCACCATAAGGAGCGTTGCCGATTGTGTTTGCTTCAAGCATCTTAGGCTGTATTGGTGGCGGTCCCGGTTTGAAGGCTCCAAAGTCAGGCTTCGCCGCCTGCGGACGAAATGCCTCCCGCAATGAAACGTCCGTCGGACTTCCGCTCCACCACGGGCGACCGGCTGCAAGGTCGCGCACACCAGAAAAAATCTGCGCAGGAGCCTGCAATGGGTGCTCCAGACTCAAGTTCGCCATCTTTCCAAATCCGTACGGCTGTTTCGATTCGGCAAGCGTACTCTTTCCGCTGACGCGCTCTCCAATCTGCGAGACTTGTCCAAATGCTTGTCGGATTGCTTTTGGTTGAATACCTGCGTCACGCAGCACGGGATCGAGCGCATTTTGCACTGCCCGTTCCCGCTGCAACATTTGCGCCTGATTCAATCCCTTTTGCTCTGCCAACTTTACCGCTTCGGGATTCGGAACCCTCGATTTCAATTGGCGATTGATCGCGGAAAGTTGCTGGCGTTCCGCCTCAAGTTCACGTACGGTAGTCGGACCATCTGGTCCTTGCACGGGCTTATCGCCAATAGCATCTACTGTCTTTTGATATGGACCCCAAATCTCATTTTTTGCCGCCGGAATGCGAGCCTGCAAATCAGCCAAGTTGTCCGCGCCCTGTAGGAACGGGCGCGCACCCTGCGTGGCACGAATGGTGCTGAGAGCTTTGGGGGAAGCTGGTCCAACTCGCAATCCACGTAATGCGGCAGCGTCGGGATCGCCGATTGCTGCGGAACGAATGGATTTACCAATATTCGGGAGCGTTTTAATCGTCTCGCCGCCCAATTCGCCGGTCGCCAGCATTCCGGTTCCGGTTCCCAATAAGTCAGTCGTGCCGCGAATCGCGCCGTGCGCCCGATAATCTTCAAGCGCGCTTTTTCCAAGACTTTCTCCAGTGTCTCCCGGATGTAGAAGAGATTTGAAAATACCCTCTGCGCTGTCGATGGGATGAGAGATCAATGGCACCACGTTGCGTGCCACATGTTGTGCGAAATCGTCAACGCCGCTCTTTATTCGACTTTGCCATTCCTCTCGCTGGGGATCAGGTGTGATGAGGTTGTCTAAGGTGCGCTGCACAGTATTACGCGGATCGCCGGGGAGTGGTTCTCCTGTAGGCGTTCGGTTGCCGGGGTCGTAGGGGTTGCCGGAATATTTTGGAGACGATTGTGGCGCAGGGGTAGCGTTAGCATCTTGCCAATCATTTGGCTCGACATTCTGCCAATCACTTACTGCGTTTTGGGTTGCCCCGGCTGCCACGTTTTACCTCCATCCACTGAATAACGGTACTGTCCTGTGCTGGGTGAGTGCTGGACGATTGGCGGAGCTTCGTCCTGATTCCCGTCATTGCGATCCGCCATGTGCGCGTATCCCTGTAACCATCCATTCGCCCCAGCGATGCGAGCCTTCAAATCATCCGGACTCTGAGCTTCGCCGAACATTTTTTTCAATTCCTCTCTATACTGCTGGCCTCCGCGCGATCCAAAATGGGTTCTAACAATAGCGGAGGCTAAGAGGTCGAGGTCTGTATCCAGCTTCGCAAATTGCGGATAATCCGTGCCACCCTTGTTCGTCAAAAGCTCGTTCCAGCGTCCAATAGCTGGACCGATTGACTGTGCGAGTTGATCGACTTCCTGGTTGACGGAATTCATCTGTGGTAGAACCGTCTGCGCCATATCCGCCATATTCCTCGTTTGCGCGGTAGGAGTATTCATGGTGTTCATACCAGAGGGTGTCACAGCGCCGGGAGCGACCGTGCTACCGGGGTGAACACCCTGATCGACATAACCACCTTTCCCATCTGGCACCAGAACATTGACGATGGGCGCACGCTGCGGAGCCTGCGATGCCGCAGCCCACTCTCTCCGCGCCATTGTGCGATTATGCGCACTATCCGGAAGATTACCTTCCGTAAGGAAATCTTTGTAGTATTGCTCAAAATCATTCCCAGGCGCGTTGGCTTTTTGTGCTTTCAGCCATTCTTCGACAGGTTTTCCGGGGTTCTGTTTCTGCCATGCCTCAAAATCCGTCTTTGCTTGCGGATTTAGAAGTGCCGAGGCTTGAGCGTTGCGCTCGTTAATTTCAGATTGAGTCAGCGCGGGTTCCTCGGCTGTCTTTTCGCGCGTGGCCTCAGTGGTAGCCTCGCGTTCCGCGTTCAATCCTGCCTGATTTTCGTCGACAGTATCCTGTTTCTCAAGACCCTGCAATTCCTTTTCTGTAGCTTCGTTAACCGCTCCAGCGTGCTGGCGCGTGCCGGAGATATCCCGCATGTTCTGATCGCCAAGAATCACCTCGCCAAGCGCATCACCGATATTGCCGAGAATGTGACCAGCTTTCGGCCAGAATCCTTGCGGTTTAGCCGATGGCTGTTCTTGTTGACGAATCGCGCTCATCAATCTCTGTTCCTGCTGCTGTCGGAACGGATCGGCGCGAAAGACAGGAGCTTGCTGCTGAGGAGCAGAGCGAATTGTAGGCAGCGTACCTTCCGGCACAGGAGCAGGAGAAATCGTGGGCAAAGGCGCTTGCGCGTCCTCTTGCTCAAGGTCCGGATTGGATAAAATTCCTAGAGCCTGCGCCATACCCTATTCTGCATCCTCGTCTTCGTCCTCATCATCGCCATTGCCTCCCGACGGACCGTATTCGGGAGTTGAATTGCCGCCCCCGCCTTTCTTGATCGCGGAAATCAGGTTGGAAGATGAGTTAAGAATCGAATTGAAATTTTGCAGCCAGCCGTGCGATCCAGCATTGACTTCCGCGTTAATATCTCCGGTCTGGACGCCCATCGCCTTTAGTTGTGCCCCTACATCCGTACCATAGAGACTGCCAAGCCCCTGTGCGCCCTCCTGCTGTTCCTTGAGCTTCGTCTCCGTGTTCTCGTTGGCAATGTTCGACGAAGCGCCAGCAGCGGCCTTTTCGCGCTCTCTGGCTATGTCATCCATAGAAGCGCCCACGCCAGAAGCGTTTCCAGTCGCGGCGGCACGTTCGTCTGCCTTGGTTGCCAGACTTCCAGCAACGCCTCCAGCGCCCGCTTGTGAGGCTGAAAGCATGGCCGTCTGATCTTGTTGGGAAATTCCGCCAGGAGTGGTTAATTCGCGCTGAAGAAACGGTTCAAGAACGCTCGAGATGTTTGAAGCGCTCGCGCCATATTCGGCACCCGTTGACTCAGCGGCATTTTCTGCGGCGTTGGCTTGTCCTTGCGCAGCTCTCACGGCTTCGCCCCCAATTCAAAGACCCAGGCGCACCAGCCGTCTCTGGCTTGCGTCCATCGTAGCATTTTCATGCGTTTAGAAAAGAACTTTCTGCAATTCGGGACATAACAGACCAATTGCTCGAAGCCTAATTTGAGCGCCTGCCGAACCAAATCCCGATGAATCATGCGAATTGCATCCCATTTTTCAGCGGGAGTTGCGTCCGGGCGCACCCAGAGATAGATTTCAGGCTGAATTTTCGCGGCTCCTGCTGCCAAAACCTTCCCATCATGCTCGATTACCGTCTTCATCTGCACGATTTCAGCCGACAAGTCGGGCATTTTGTAATCGAGACCCATCTCGGCGTGAATCTCAGCGATTCGCAACTGGTCGTGTTCTTCAAAGGCTCTCAGGTTCATTTATGGCCTCCCTACGGTGCTTAAAGGTGGTCTCACAGGGGTTTTCCCTCGTCCCCACCCGCCTTGCGTTCCCAGAGGGCTTGCCGTGCCGCTGCCGGTGCTTGCGAGAGGCGTCAACTGCGTCGATCCAGTTAAAGTGACGGCTGTAGGGCTCAAGCCGCCAAAATACACCGGGTCGGACGGAGGAGAGCCGGGGTCTTGTGAATATCCGCGAAAATACCACTTCTGCGTTGCCCCCGAATCGGTCTTTGACGGTAACTGAAGAAATGTTCCACGTGAAACACCCATATGGACCACGTGCCAATTCAATTGATCTGTGGAATGCTCTAAAAACCATTCCCGCGAGGTCGTATTCGGCGAAGCGTCGGTAATTGTGGCATGGACGATCTCACCCGACGCCTTGATGTTCAAGGCTCCGATGGTAGGGGGTTTAGGCAAAGCTCCCACCGGAGAGGTGCCTGTATTAACTCCGATTCGGTTGAAAGCGCGAACCATGCGCTTCAGAATACTTCCGAGCACAGGATTCTCGTTCTGGATCGCCACCAGTTCCTTGCCGCCGTCGAAATTTAACCCTTGACTCAAGAACTCGCTCCCCGGAAATCGCCCCACGGATGAGTCTGGAAATCGGCCATCATCTCACCGAGTTCAAAATACCCCGCGACTGGCGTTCCACTCTGATTCATTGAGAATTCGGTGAAGACTCTCTGCCCTCTTACTTCTTTGCGCCATTCGATGTTGTTGGTCATCGAAAATGAAAGCGGAGGGGTGTAGGTTACAGTAAATTGCGCTGTTACATTGGCCCAATTTGGAGAAGAGGGAGGAACGCGATTCATCGGCGTCACTGCGCTCCAAATCTGCCCTTGATAAACCGCATACTGACCCGCTTGATAGACGCCGGTCGTACTCCAAAGCGGCGGCAATAAATTTGGATAATGACGAATTGTGAGACCATTTGCTACGGCAGAACCTTGCATGTTCGCCATCCACTTCGCCACGTACTTTTGTCCCGATCCGATCTGCATTGCCTGAGCTTTCTCGGTCCCAGGCTGCCCCGAAGTCGTATACAGCGGGGCAATCGGCACGCCATCATCTGTCGGCTGAATATCAGGCGAAAGCAAACGATAAATCTTGCCAGTTTGCTTTCCGTTGCAGAGAAAGATCGTATCGAATCCTTGGAGACCGTCGGCGCAAATTGCCGCGAACGGAGAAGAGATTTGGCCGATAGACCATTTACGTCTCATGTCCATCGCCTTCAAATTACCGAACATCGTCACATGGACTGGTGGTGCTCCTTCAAGTTCCTGCGCTGTAGCACAGCCGTCATAGTTGCACATCAGATATACGTTCGGCTGTGTTGGATTGATGACTGTAGGCGCATTTGGAAGCCAGAAATTCGGAGTGTTCATCGCCACGCCGACATAAAAACGACGCGCACGAAGATCGTTCACCAGCCAGAATGTCTGAGATACTTGCCAGTTGATCTGATCCCATAACTGATCTCCTGTCTGCATCGCCTGAAGTTCACGGCTGATGGGCATGGGCTTGCCGCCTTCAAACACGTTGATCCCGGTCTGATGAAGCGAAATATCCCAATCAGCACCTTGAGAAAAAGCGTTTGGCCCTACCGCTCCCGATCCAGCTTGCGAGATTTCGCGCGTCGTCCAATAGGAAGGTTCGTAGTTAGCAGCGTCTTCGACTTCGATCAGGGAGGTCGCTTTCTTAAAGCTCAACTGATCCTGAATGACCGTCGCCCCGTAGACAGGAAATTGATTCGCGGAATTTAGAGTCAATTGACCTGTATCGATGTCTACTTGTTCCGGTTCCTCGGCATAAGAAACCCAAACCACGTTTGTTAAAACTGGCTGATTTGTGGGGAAGACTTCAATACGATCAATCTCGTAGTCTCCTCCGTCGGCAATGTTCTGTCCCCAGATGCGAAGTAAAAGACCGGCGGGAATCGTTGGAAGCCCAGGTTGCGGAACGAGAGAAAAAGTGTAGGTCTGGAAGTCTGTTGTAAGCGATGCCAGAGGAATAGAAACACTGGCGAGAGTTGTGCCGTAAATTCCCTGATTGGAATTCGTGAGATCGATGACGATATTCCCCGTCGTCTGCCCGGAGGGAGTTCTCGCAGTGATGCGAAAACTGTAAGGAACCGGGGAGCCTTGAGGATTCAAGATCGGCTCGTTCCACACGTCCTGATAGGCCGACTGAGTAATCATCCCCAAAGTCGCTTGCGAGCTGCCGCTGTTGTTGACTACGTAAAGTGAGTTTCCAAAAATGGGACTGACGAGAAGACTCGCCGCAATTGATTGGGCAAATCCTTCATAAACGAGATTAGACGCCGCATCCAGATTCCATCCAAGCGGAGTGGGCGAAGCACCTCCGGAAGTTGCGTTATACCCTCCATCGAAACTGAGATTGAGGAAGTTCTGAATCTTGTTCTGGCAGCCGATGTAAAAAGTGCGCGTAGCGTATTGGAGAATGACCGCCGGATTTCCGAGTTCGATCAGATTGAACAGATTGTTCCCGACTACGTCGATTGCATCCGATTCGACGAGAACGAAATCCGAGAACGTGAATCGCGCGGTCGTTGTCACGTTGTCTGGCACAAGGAACGACGAAGATGTGTACTGCACCCCGCCTACAGTGAAAAGAGTCGGGACTGTGGTGGTGTAGAAATTCGCACCCGGAACGCCATTCTGTCCCGCCTGCGTTGTGGCCCACAAACGGGCAATAACATTCGGAGGGCCGATTGGCGCAGAGACTTGCACGTAATTCGCTCCATTCGCCACATCATAAGTCAGCGGCGGAGAGGGAGCAGTATACAAACCATTCCGGGTAATAAAAATCCACACGGCTTGCCGGGTTCCTGCGCCGATTGGTAAAGTGCCTCCGGTGGCCGATCCCACTACCGTGATGGTGCCGCCCGTCGAATTTCCGTAAATCGGATTGACTGTTGTACTTCCGACATTCGGCGCGCCGGGATCGACGATGAACTGCGTACCTGCTGTTGTTGCTTGGCCCTCTTCGACCGCCGTCGGAAAGTTCAGACTCGACGCGAAACCTGTGATAGCAAAAGTTCCGCTCGTGACGCCTGTCGCCGTCGCAATCAGAGCATCTGTCACATTCAATACGCCGTTGGCATTGAGAGTATTACTGACGGTCACAAGTTGCCCGGACGTAGGAGCGATGCCGCTGACAAGCTCCCAAGTGTAAGTCGCCGTGCCTCCACTGAGAGCCGTCTGCGTGATGTTATAGGCACCTGCGTTGATTGCTTCAACGATTGGATAGACTCCATCCCACGCCGATACAGAAGCGCCCGCAATCGAAACTTGTGCGCCGGGGGCTAAACCGGGAACCGGAGTAGAAGTTGTGACTGTGGCTTGTGTGATCTGATACTGGCCGGTCGATTCGACCGTGTTCTGATAGCTGGAAGTTGGAAGCTGCACGGTGAAATAATAACGGTAATGATCCACTCCTGGCGGCAAAGCATTTCCGATACTCGTCACTTGGTAGATGCCGTTTCCATAAGGCGCTCCAGAAATGTAAACGTAGACCGGATAGCCCGCATTGAACGCGGCGACAAGAACTGTATCTTGCGCGATGGGTTGCGGGGAACCTCCGTAGTATGACGGGGAATAATAGACTGTCAGCGTATTTCCTGCTGAAGTCGATCCAGGTCCGGCACTCCACAAAAGAACACTCAAGTGTCCCGGATCGGTGATGTCTGAGTTAGCCTCTGGTTGGGTGATCGTCGCAACCGGATAGGTGTACTGCGGGGTGAAAGTCGCACCGCTTTGAGAGAACGGCCCTCCTGCACCAATCGTAGACGCGACCTGAAATCCCGATCCGCTCAGGCCTGTCGAAAGAACGATAAGCGTCTGACCGTTTAGCCCCGATGCCCCTCCGGTTAACCCCGCGAAAGTTCCGACTTCGCCAGCGACGTAAGTGTTTGTCGCCGTGATTTCCGCGACCGATCCCGTGAAGGTTACGCTAGTGATATTTGCGATAGAACCGGACGCCTGAGAAGCCGTGACCGAGCCTGGCGAAGCTGGACCCACTTGCGTGATCCGGTCCCACCAGCCACCTTCAAAGTTGTATTGCCGGGGAATGTCCGTACCGGTTACCTGTCCCGTGAGAGTCGAATTGGCAACGAAAGCACGGTCATAGACCGTCGCGCCGCTTCCATAACTACCTGCCGTCGATCCCACGAGAATTGGAGTCAGGACTCCGGGATTCGAGGTCGTATTTTCGAGATACCACGTTCCGTTGGCATCGAGCGCAAGTTTGTAACTGATCCCTGTCGGCGAAAGAAATTGGCCGACGTAATTGAAGTTCGCAGCATCAGGAACGAAATATGCCTGCAAGGTTACATAGCCGATAAAGATCGTCGCTGTTCCGCTGCTGGCATAGGTGATCCGCAGCCCGAAGGTAGTGCTGTTCAAGTCTGAATAAGACCACCCGCTTCCGAAAAGATTATTCATTCCCCCGACTGGAATTGTCGCTGGAGCGCCCAGACTACTGAAGGCTGTTACGGGTGTCCCGACAGGCACTCCAGCCTTGAGCAGTTGAACGCTGATCTGTCCAAAGACCGTGCTCGCAGAATTCACATAAGTAAGTATCGAGACGACAAATCCCTGTGGAGTCTGATTTGAAGGAATAGAAAACCCGAACTGTTTGATGTCGATGGCGTCTGTCTGCGAAAGAACGCCGGAGGGTGTGGCGATACCGCTGTCCGCGCCAGAGTAAGTGGGAAGAATCTGCGTGACAGGCGAGAACGTGACTGAATTTCCGGCAATGGTAACCGGCGTGAAAATGAGTCCGTTAAGCTGCGGAGCGTTAGTCAATCCGGAAATTGAATAGGTTTGACCCGCTGTGATCGCAGGAGGCGTCGAAGCAAAGGTGAGCGTAAGAACCGTCTGGAGAAACGAAGTGCCAGTCACAGCCATCTGCACGTTTGTGATCGTCAACGTAAATGGCGACAGAGAAGCACTGGCATAAAGACCAGTGTTCGTCAATACGTTCGCGGGATTCGACCACACCGCCCCACCCAGAGACGTATCAACTGCCGTCCCTCCTGGTGAAGGGCCGACAGAAGCTCCAGAATAAGTGAAAGGATTATTAAGGCCGCTGCGTTGCATGACGCGCGCGGCGAGAAAGTCCGTGTCATAGGTACGCGGACTTGCGCCATCGGGAAGCTCTGCCGGCCGTAATGACGCGACCAGACCGCCCGATGGCACGATGGATACTTGCGCCAAGCTAGTTGCCGTCCTTGAGGAAGTACGCGGACCAGCTAATCAAATCCCCCGTAACACTGGAAGGATAAGCTCCCGTGATCTTCGCAAGAGCCGCAGCCGACACCGCCGATCCAGTAAATACCGGGGCCTGTACCCCAGTGATCCCAGATGCGCCGGTCACTTCCGATAATGCGCCTGCCGCCACACCAAGAGCAGTTGTGACGCCGCCGCTGGTCGTTGTGATCGTCGGAGCAGAGTTTGTACCGGCAGGCGTGAATCCGGCTGACTCAAAAGGATAGAGATTCCAGTTCCTCTGGTCAGCCTGATAGATGATTCCCGACGCCGCGCTCGATGAACAGATGAACGAAGTCGGAGCGCATGGGTTCTGAGCGATAGCCGTTCCAGAGTCCGAGCCAGCCGATCCAGTCAACGCCGAGAGAATCGCAAACGACGTCTGATTCGCCCAGAGAACCGTGAACTGCACGCCGTTCATCAGCAACCCAAGAACGGTCGTCAAGCCAGAGAAAGTGACTGACGCGCCCTTGAAGAAATTGTTCGCTGCGGTCACGGTGATGTAAGCGGGCGTTCCACCGGATGCCGCAGTTGCCGAAAGCGACGTGACTGTTGCTGTGACGTTATTCCCCGTCAGGCCGTAAGTGAAAAATTTGCTTCCACTCACCGCCATTCCTGTCTCGCCCGATCCCGAGCCGGTCGCGGTATTGACGAAGGTGAATTGGCTGCTTGTCGCTGTGACAACCTGGACCGTCTGACCATTGAGCAAAAGACCGATGGTTGTCGTCAGACCCACGAACGTGATGCTCTGTCCTACGACAAAGCGATTCGCGGCGGTCGCGGTTATTGTCCCAGCGGAGGCCGATAGTGCTGTGATGAGGGCTGTGCCGTTTGAATTAGTTCCACCTGTCGCATAGACAGCTCCTGTGAGAATGTTTGTCCAGTCCAGAGACTCAGGTCCGCCGAACTGATTGCCTACTGAGGCAGCGAGTTGAATTTTGCCGAAGACATGCTGGAACCGCTGTTCCATCTGCATACCTTTCGGATAGTTTGAAGCGAAGATTTGATTTGCCATTTAGGTTGGCCCTCCTCGGGTCCAAAGTTGCGGTTATCCGCTCCTCGCGGGGTTAACGTTGGCCTCCCCACTCATCCCCTTCACCGCCGAAAGGTTGAACGTGGTAAGGCATTCCTTGATTGCGTTTCGTCCATTCATTCAGAAAGTCGTTGATCTGCTCCGTCGCCCAGGCTAATGCCCCTGGAAGAATCAGAGCACCCTGCCGCAGCGCAATCTGCTGCAAGGTCATAGCGGCAAGAACATCAGTTGAATCGTTGATGGGAATGAATGTGTATTGCGTGTTCACTCCCGGCGTAAAAATCGAAATGACCTGCGCCTGAAACCGCAAACGAATATCTATCGTCGAAAGCGATCCGGGCATATAGACCGCATCCTGACGATATTCCCAGAAATTGTTATAGGTTCCCTGATATCCGCTTGGAAGCCCCTGCGGACACTGCGTCATCGGTTGAAAATCATCGTTCGATCCATTCAGTCTTTCCCAGACACGCTCGACCATCAGACAACTCGACGGAAGATTGGAAAGATTGTTGTAGGTCAGGCCGTTGAAATATCCGACATACGTCAATGCAACCTGCACGCTAGGATCGGGCGCCGCCGCGCCTTGCGTAGGACTTACCAACGGAGGGATTGCCAAAATGTCAAAGTTGTCGACGATCAACATCGGCCCGCTGGCGGTTCTTAATTTCCGCGCAAGATTCCGGTACGCAGAACTAAAGGCATTCATCATAGTGACTGAAAGCGCCGGGTTATCGGGAAACAACTGACCCTCACCCAAAGTCGCCGTAGCTCCGGGCATATCATCCTGCAACCATGTGCGGGCGAGATTCGTCACACTCTGGATGCTTGGATACGGATTAGGTCCAGTCGCCATGTCGTTCCTTCGTCCGAGAACCCGGCACTATCGGCAGGGAGACGGTTCCCGCCTAGCACCGGGCCTCGAACCTTACTCGGCAGCTTCAGCCGATTCCTGCGCCTTCGGCGGACGGCCCGGACCAGGCCACCACCGTTTTTCTGGCGGCACATCTTCACGCTTCCGTTTCCCTGACATGACGGTGCGTTCCCAATCGATCACACAAAGATCGCCATCATCGTCTTTGTGGTAAGCAAGCCCTTGCGCAACCTGCTGTCCGCAATTCGGGCATGGCATCTTCGGTTTGTATGCCTTGTACGCAGGTCGTTCCTCCTGGTAGAACTCCAGCGCTGTGCGAACGTCCTTCGAGTCGAAACCAGCCGCCGCCATGAGACGATCTGCGGCCTTCGGGTCTTCGGCCTGGAATTTGTCGTACATATTAATCACGAAGCGATAGAAACGGTCACGCTTTGCCTCCGCCCGCGCAATTTCCTTGTCTTCGGGAACGAGATTCGTAGACCAGAACACGCCCTGCTTCGAGAAATTCGTTCCCGATTGCACAGCAAAATAAGCGTCCATCTTGCCGTAATCTTCAATGTCCTGATTCAACGTGGGATTCGTCGGGTCACAAATGTCTTGGGCGATCCTCTTCGCTCCTGAATTTCCCCTGTGATAAACGAACGGATCAGCCCCGGTCCCGAACACATCTTCAACACGCTGCGGGAAAGGCTCGGGAATCGGAATTCCGAAACGTATATACCGTTCGTTTGCCTTGCACGCCGGAATTTCGATCTGATTCAGGAGGGCATGTGAGGTTTTGAGATCGCGCCTGCCACAGGTAAAGAGATACACATGAAACTGCGGCTGCTGCATCTCGTAACGAGAATCAGTCGGGGGACGATTGACGGCGCGATTGAATTGCTTTTGAACTTCAACCGCTCGCGTCTGATCCGGTACTGCATCTGTGATTAGTTTTCCCATTGTTCCGTCTCCTTATGCTTGCTGAAATCCGCGCTGTAAACGCGGTTTTGATCCGAGCCACTTTGTCCACTGCTTTTCCATGAGCCTGATACGATCTTCAATTTTGGACGGTAAAAGCAGCGGCCTTTTGGCGTCCTTGGCAATCGATTCGATTGCTGCTTCAAGCCTGCGTTCCGCCTGAATTTTCTCAGCAAGCGCAAAAGCTCTGCGGCGCTCGATAGATTCTTTCCGAGCCGCCAAAATGACCGGGATCACCATGTCGATGATTGCGGAATTAAGGGGCCACGGCTCAATCTCCATCTTGCCGTCATTGAACGATGTCCAGACCAATTTTGCTGCGATCTTGTAACGGCCTCGATGCGGGAAAGGGCCGAGCGTTGAAAGGCCCGTCGTCTCATCCCGGTGAAGGAAAAACCACAAACCTTCGCCGCCGAAAGTTTCTGGCCCGTCCCATTCGAGCAGCATCCAGTATCCGTGGCGCGGAGGGTAAGGGCAACCATTGGCGACATAGACCTGCCGATAACCGGCGAAATGATCCTCAGGCCACACGCCCCCAGCACGCATGGTTTCAGACTGCGACCAGACGAGCTTAAAGTTAGGATCGCCATAGCGATTCTTTCCCCCGGCGCGGGTGATGCGATCCTGAAAATGAGCAGGGCAATTCATCGCGCCCACTTTCCGATGATGTCCTGATAGTTGACCGTAAAATAGCGTTGGCCCGGTTCGGTGTCGCTGAATTGGATTGTGGTCCCGATGCCTTTGAGGATGCGAACAATATCGCCGACGTGGATCACAAGAACAATTGGTCCTGCGATTACTTCGCAGTAGAGACATGGCTCTGCGTAAGCGTCCGGGCTAACAATCATGCCCTCATCGGGAAGTTTCAGTTCCCGCAAAAGCACCGAATCATTAACCGGCTCGAACCTGACAAGTGTGGGCCGGAAATCGTCGTAGTGGGTTTCTGATTCAGGAATGCGAACTTCGCCGTCTTCGTTCAGCTTGCGATTGTCTACCAGTTCCATTTTCTCTCCGTCTCTTGAGGGTTAATACTGCGCCAAGTATGCGGCAGCGAGAGATGGCCAGTTATCGACTTTTTCCACCACCGCCAACGCCCGATTACACCAATTACAAACCAAGCCACGTACCCTTCCGGTCACATGATCATGATCAATGGATAAACCCACCAAAGTTCCGTATTTCGCATTAGCTCTTTCCTCTGGACGCTTACAAACGGCGCATACGTGATCCTGCTTCTCAAGTGTCTCCGTATACCATTCGACCGTTTTCCCATATTTCTTGCATTTTGCCTTCAATTCTCTCTGGCGCATCATGCCGTAATGTTCAGAGCGATGTCTCTTTGCCCAAGAACGGCGGATTTCGTTGTAGCGTTCTTTATGAGCCTTAATCCATGCTCGGTTAACCTTCGCCGTACACTCCTTGCAGTAACCGACGGGTTTTCCATTCCTGCGGTACCAGTTGCTATCATCCTTCTCTGTTTGACACTTTCTGCACATCAGGTTTGGCATCGCAATCTCCTTATATTCAAGGATATACGATACCAAACCAAATGTCTACTATCACGCCTGAAGGTATCCGCAATTGCTGAAGTACAATCCACTTCTTGGAGCCTTATTGCACAGTTGCAGGAAAGCGTCGTAAACGAACATCCTGTCAGTTATGTACGTGCCATTTGTGGTGCCCACGTCTGGAACCGGCATCACAGTGTTCCCGCCGCCGAAATCGTAAAGCCCGATTTCTTTGAGCATGCCGATGACCCAGTTCGACATCACCAGACCGTCTACGCGGCTCGGATCGGCCTGATAGCTGACCTGGTACTCGCGCATCCCGAAGGTTTTGGACATCATCTTGCGCCCGATGTCCATTGCATCGGAACCCTTTTCGAGATTCTGGGTAATCATGCGCTCGTAGAACTGAGCATTGAGCGTCCAGACCTGATCCGGCTGCCCGTACCAGACCATTGACTCCATCGCCTCGGCGTCCGAACCCAACGCACGCCCGAGCAGGATGAGCGCCCGCTGAAAGTCCGAAGGCGTGATCTGCTGGCCGAGCTTGTTGATCGTGGGAGTCGAGAGACGGCCCGGATAGTTGGCGCGGCTCAAACCGCCAACTGTGCCGGTGTTCGAGTTGATGTTCCAGTAGTGAATGTTGGCGAGACCCGATCCTTGAGCACTCGAAGAACCGGAAATGACCACGTAATCACCATTGGTCGTGCCAGAAGGCAGGTTGGTCGAAAACCACACTGTCTGCGCTACGGCGTCGTTATAACTCACCGTCGCGGAGCCGGTTGAGCCGCCGCGCTGCGTTCCGCCTTCGCTCGACCAGAAGGTGACTACCTGCTGATCGGTAAAGCTGGCCGCGTTGGTGATGCCAGAGATGTAGCTAGTGGTTGCGCCGGTGCCTGATCCGCTTGAGACCGTCGCCGTGGTCGGGATGATGGCGATGGTTCCCGATCCCACACCTGGACCCGCGATCTGCGCCGAGATACCAGTACGAAACGAAGCCAGAGAACGCTTGACGAGATCGGTCGAGATTTCAACCAATCCACGCTCTTTGCCTGCGGTCGCAATTTCCGAGAGGTAGGTGTATTCGGTCACGCCGAAGAAACCCACCGGAGCTTGTGCGAAGGCGGCGGTCAGGATGCCGGTGCCACGCAAGAGGGAGGTTTGGTCGCCAGTACCGGTGACGATGGGAGCGCCACCCTGGATGACCATTGTGTTGCGCCAAGCGGGACGCCCCGTTGCGGCTCCAGCAGCGGTTTCGTTGGCGATGTTGACTTTCTTCGCCCGCTTCTCAAAGAATGCGAGATCGTCTTCAAAAAGCGGAATAAGTTCGGCAATTTTTCCGTCTACCTCTTCCAGTTCGATAGACTGGACGGCAGATTCGGTCATCGGATTCGGCATGGTCTTTGCTCCAGAATGAGATAAGCCTTTCGGCTGTACATCAGTCTGAGTGCAGAGACATGCTTTTTAACGACGTTGCCCGTCGATCTCGCGCTCGGCTTTTAATGCGCTCCCGATGCTAGTTTCACGTCATCGCGGACGCGGGAGGTATTTCGAGTGTTGCAGGAAATATAGCACCGTCTACGCCAATTTCCAAACTTTTCCTTGCTTGACGATGTTCTTTCCGGCAGAATTAACCGCCTCCCCGTTCATAATTGCGTCCTCGGCAGCTTTCCGCCCACCGAATTTCGCAATCGTCTTGGGATAATCAATGGAAACCGTGACTCCTCCCGGCGCTGCCGTCACGTCAGGCTTTTTATTTGGGTCCACGGGCGCTTTTTTGATGAATCCATACCGCGCCCGCAGTTCCAGGCGAACGGCATCCTTAACCCGCTGATCTGTTTGGGATTTCAGGTAATCGGCGGTGGTCGGATCGACCTTACGAGTGCGTTCATTGACCTTGGAAGCGATAGTGGACTTGAAAAGTGGGTCATTATTCCGCTCTTTTTCGATCCGCTTCCATACATCGGCACGAATTATCGCCAAAACTTCAGGAGTGAGGCCGTATTCCTTCGCTTGCACGCCTAATTCCTTGTCGATGGCCTGCTCTGCGTGAGTCATCGCGGCGTCGAAGGTCGTTTTTACGCTCCCGGCGAACTCGCGCTGATGAAATTGTTCCCGTTCGGTCTCCCACGCGGCTTGTTCGGGAGGTTTGCTATCAGTACCTTTTGCGCCGAAAACATTCTTGCCCCAATTAACGATCTTCGCCAGAATAGATTTTGCCTGGTCGGGTTTGTTTTCGTTGAATGCGGCCACCATCGCGTCGATGGCTTCCGGAAGGCCCTGCGAGTCCAGATAGCTTGAGATATGCGGCTGGAGGGCTGCTGAGACCTCGGAGGCATTACTCTTACCAAGTTCCCTGAGCAGACCGGGCAGAATCTTCGCAATTCCGGCCCGATCCTCTGGAGTTTGCAGGATCATCGGGAGCACGCGCTCGTCACCGGCGGCAATGAGCGAATCAACTTCCCGCACCTGCGTATCGCGGGTCTGCATCTCAGCGAGCTTTTCGCGTCCGCCTACCGAGTCCAGAGCTTGCTTGATTTCGCGCGCCTCACGGACTGTTGGCGCTACAGTCTTCCATGATTTCAGCTCACCGAGAGCGCGCTCGATCGTCTTAACGTGCTCGGCGTTCTCTGGCACAGCCCTTTGCGCGGCAAGATACTTCCGCAACGCATCAGGCTGCTGCCGTCGGTCATTCTTATCGTCCGGCTGTGTTGACTGAGTTGGTTCCTGTGTTTTGTCCGGTTGACTTGTTCCGACAGGGGTTTCCTGTGTCGAGTCCGTGCTTACGGGGGCTTCCAATACCGCTGCTGCGCCGTCTCCGTCCATTACCGTCTCCTTATCAATTCAACTGTTTACCGCTAAGTTCCGTCTTCACAGTTTCTTCGGCTCCCTGTGCATTTGTACCTTTGATTTCATGTGTCACAAGATGCGGACCCATTTCCTCTGCCGCCGCCGGATCGACAGCCACATCCATCTTGCCCAGCATCGTCGCCTGCCATTGCGGAGGCATCTTGTCGAGCGCCGCCGTGATACTGACCTTCGGCTCGACCGGTTGCTGATTCTGCTTTGCAATGGCTTTGGCCGCTGTCTGATGCTCATTCCAGTGAAGATGAAGATTCGCAAAGCCCGCGCGTTCGGCGCCAATCTGCGATGCAAACATTCTCCGACCTTCGGGAGAAATCATCTTTTGCAGGCAGCACATCATCTCGATAGCGTCTTCTTCCGATCCATCGGCCCGCACAGGAACGCTTGAAATTAACGGCGCGCTCTGCTGCAATTGCTGTAATTGCTCCGTGAGCTCCTGAATGGTTTTGAGACCCGCCTCTAATCCATCCGCAGCCTGGGGAGCGGGTTGGAGACCTTGCGCCATCTCCTGCTTGATGACCGCTTCGCCCTCTTCCATCTTCGTTGTGAGCAACTGAATCTGCTGTTGGAGCTGAATGATCTTCGGATTGGGCTGCGGTTTCCCTGAAAGAAGAATGGTAAATTCTCCCTCCTGTTTCTCCCATGATTCGGCAGCGGGAATGGTAAGTCCCATCCGCGCGGCGTCTTTAATCACACGCGCGTTCGCCGGGGAACCCATGATCGTCGCAATGAAGGGATTGGTCCCCATTTCCTGAATCAACTGCCAGACTCTTTCCTCGCGCTCAGACCAGCTCTCAGGGAAATTGGTATCCGTTTCAGCGACGGCGAGCAAATTCTCCTGAATCTCCTCCATCTCGACGCGCAACCGTCCTTGGCCCGGAATGATGCGGTCGAATATCTTGCCCTTGTTGACACGCGCGTTCCACATCACCGCTTGGCGGGTCACATTCGAGAGAGCTTTGCAGGTAGCCGCCCACGGCTCGCTGAGACGGGTCAAAGCGGAGTCGTTGTCCATCTTCGCTTCGCCCAGCGTTCCTTGTTCGCCGCCCTCCTGCTGCTGTCCCATGAGGGTGAGTTGCGCGCCCGTGAGAACCTGAGCAAGCGGTCCAGCAAACCACTGGATGAAATCTGGAAGGGCTGGTTGATGTGTGGGCATCGGGTCTTGCAGGATGGGAAGAACGTTCGGCGTGACCTTTGACGAGCTAAAAGGCTCTTTCTTGCCTGGAATGTTCCCGCTTTGGCGAAGTTGCGGGACATTGAAGACCGTATCGTCGTAGAAAACTCTCGGGACGGTCGAGGTAAAGAATTTGCTAATGAGATCAACCCAATTATCGAGGATCATGTTCGGGCCAGAATAGGCTTCAGTCAGCGCGCGGCGATTCTGACCCTTCCCCGTTCTGGCATGAGAGATTGTCAGAACTTCTTTCCACGACTCATTGCGGACGAAGGCCAATTCCGTGCCGGCGTATACAGCAAGCAAGCCTTTCGGATAAGTTTGCAGGAACCAATTCCGAGCAGTTTCTTCGCAGGAATCATCCCAAAAGAATGCGGGCGTCAACCAAACCCTCAATCGGGTCGTATCATTGATCTGCCCTTGGCCAGTGACATTGCGCCCACGGATGGCGAGCTTAATCGACTCGCGTAATACGCGGTCAAGTTCAAGTTCCCCTATTCCTGCGCTGCCTCCCTGAATATTCTTGGCGATCCACGGGAACTCGGCGCGCAAACTCGCGGTATCTTCCTCATCTGCGATGATCTGGTAAGGACTGTTTTCGTGGTCATCAACGGCGATACGTCCTTTATGCTCCAGTTTTCCATAGACCGAAAGGACCGTTTGGATGCGCGGCTTCTTGCTTTTGCCGCCAGGCTGCGTCGATTCTTCAGTCTCTGGAACCACATCGGGAGTGTCGTCTTCAAAACCGAATCGCTGCGCATCGGCTACGGGGCGCATGTACCAAGCAGCGAGTTCATCGGTGCAGTAATATCTAGCGGCTTTGGTTGCGCCTTCCTTGTAATTGGCGTCTTCCTGAATGAAGAATTTGAGTTTATTGGCTGCGGCAGCCGCAGTAGCGGCCTTATCTTTGTCGGTACGCGCTGTGAACTCGGTCTTGGGCAAATCACGGGTAAGCGCGTTCACGATGATGTCGTTATGCGCGCCGATGATGCCTATGTCGTAGAGGGAATTGAGCGCCGCGCCCCCGTAAATGTCATAACCACTGGAACTCGACTGGAAGGCGATGTTAAACCCGCCGTCCTTGCGCGGAATCAATCTATGAAATCCGCGATCCATCAGTTGCAGACGTTGCGCTTGCCCTATTTCCAGGCGTCGTCCTAAAGTCTCTCTCTGGCAGGCAGCAATGACCATTGAACGCAGGTTCTCGGCCAAACGCAGTTTTCCACCGCGCTCCTCATCGAGCATCTGCTTGGTCCACTCTTTTTGGTCGGAAACATCGAAGGGAGCGTACAGGCCAAGAGTCGAAGTATCGGGTCCGGGGATCTCTTTCTCGTCCGGGACTTCCTCGGTTGCTTCTGAGGTTACTTCGTCGTCAACTGGCATCAGTGCCTCATCGCGGCAAAGCCTTTGGCGCTCGCTTTCATCTTACGCACTGCTGGCGAGTCACCGGGCTTCGGTTCCTTATCGGATGCCGGTATCTTATCACCCAAAGGAATGTGAAGCGCACGATGCAAGGCTCCAGGGCGCTCGGTAAAGCTGCCCTGGGAGCCAAGATCGACCGTCTTTTTCTTCGTGCCGTACATGGTCACCTACGTGGTTTGAGCGAAGGAGACTCCGGTTGCCAGAATGATTTCAGCGCCCGGTGTAATGGTCGCCGAAAGTGCCTGACTTGTGCTCGCACTGGTGGTCGAGTACGAGATCGCCAGTGGATTTGTTTCGCTCTCCACCCATCCAGACGGCAGCGGAACAGAAACGATCAGGCCGGTTGAATCGACGGTGGGCGAAACGTTGGGGTCATTCGACGTTACCTTGACCACGGCGTCCGGCGCAAGAATCGACCCCGGAGGGGCCAGAGTGCCGGTATAGATGAGCGTGTTTCCTGCTTCGACAGGTAGCATTGTAATCTCCGTGAAACTGATGCGGGTTGATAGTTCGTGACGGGATTCTTTCCAGAGCAGATCGACGCGCCGCGAGATACATCTGACCTCTTCCCGTAGCAGGTCAATCGCAGCGTAAAGCCGTTCGCCATCTCTCATCTCTTTTTCCTCGGCAAGTCACGGTTTAGATGACTCTCGACGATCTTAGAGCTTTCCGGGCCGGAAGACCGTTCAGGAAGAGACACTCCTTTCGCCTCAGAATCCCATTGCTTCACCCGCGAATCACCTAAAGCAGCGTGGCCGGATGGAGAATTTGCCCATCGCAACTGCCGTTTCGATACAGGCATCAGTACTCCTGATCGGACTCGCCTTCCATGCCGTCCTGAGCATCTTCCCCGTGAGCGCAGTGACCACTGAGGCAAGCAGCCGTCTCGTGCGCTTCCTCGCCGGTCGCGTGCTTGGAATGATGCTTGTGGCCGTCAGGGTGCTCAGATTCAACGGTGTGCTCGCCCTCTTCGCCTTCGGCAGGGTGCGTGGTCTGCGTCTGCATTGCGGGCCCGTGCTCGGCGACGACAGCATGAGGGTCTTGCTCATCCATTCCTTCATCTTGTTCGCCCTCGGCAGGCGAATCGAGAATCGCCGAGGACGCTTTGTTCTGCCTCCCTGCTTTGGCGTCCGAATGAACGTTGTGCGCCCGCATTCTGGACGCCATCGAGTGCTTTGAACCATCACGTGCAGTGAAAGCCATGATCCCTCAATTCTTGCTTGCCGCGAGCAAGGAACTCATCGCGGTCACGCGGTCATTGTTGCAGGAATTGTACCCCGCCGTGAAAGCTAAGTCTACGCACTCCATCACAAGCCGCTGCACTTCCGGAGTCTGGCCGGTGATCTGAATGGCGATTTGACTCTGAGCTTCCTCGACTGTAAGTGGCTTGCTCATTGCTTCTCCGGCTCATTCAATTCTGCCGTCTGGCTGCGGCGGATGCTGTCCCAATCTTGCGGGGTTGGGTCAGGAAGAGGAGGAGGGGGTGAATTGTCTCTGTCGCGCTTGAGGAATAATTGATTCTGGAGGGAGCGCTTTTCCTCTTCGAGTTGATCTATCTTCCGTTCCTGACGCGCGATGACCGTTTGCAGGTCCGAAACGCGCAGATCGTGCCACGCGCGAAACTCCGCAGCGCGTTCCTTGATGAGATCGAAGTGTGCGCGGCTAAGCCACATTATTCCCTCATCCACTCAGGTCGGTTGTCCTCGACCTGCGCCTTTTCCCGGTCCAGTGTCGCTTTCACCTGCTGAATCCTGCGCCACATAGGGTCTTCGATAGCAGCCAGCCTTTCGGCCAACTGCTCCTCTTCATCCTTAGGGTTAACGCTGGCGAAGAATGACATCGCCAATGTATCGCCGCAATCCGGGGAAGCCAATCCCCGCTTCATCATATCCTCTTTTCGCTCAAGTTGTATCTGATTTTTTGAGCTGAACATGTACTCGACGCCGGTTAGGTCAGTCTCTAACTCAGCTTCGTCGGGTATCTGAGCCGTCTCAAGCCATCCGCGCATCCGTCCCCATGCCTCAGCGCGGCGATTGAAATACATGAACGGATCATGAGCTGGTTGCGCCCCGTGAAACTCCTGAAGAATAACGTTCTTATGCTCGATAAACCACTTGCAAGCGCGTTCGTTGAAGCGAAGAAAATCAACCACCCCGCCGCCGATACCGTCTCCATCAATGACGATGGTGCGCGGGCATTCACGCTCTGCCTGCTCCAAGACGCGGAGAGCTACTTGAGGAACATCCAGGCCGCGCAACTTTGCCAGTATGCGGAAATGCGGACCTTGACGAAGGCCAATAACGCTCTGATTCTCACCAAAGCGTGCTACGTCCACGCTCATCACGCGGAAGCCGGTCGGAGAGGTGATACGCTTGCGAGCCGCCGCGACTAAATCCTGAGGGATAAATTGCCTGCTGCCCGCACGCGGAAACTCCCCGCGAACGCGAACGCGCACAAAGTCAGAGTCTTCGCCGTAATCGTCAACCCATTCTTGGAATAGTTGCTTATTTGTCCCTGGAACGTTGCGGGAATCGATCTGCTTCGTGATCCAGCGGTGGCGTTGGGAGCCGAAACACTCACGAAATCTGCCAGTGTTCTCGGTTGGATTCCCGAACGCGATCCAGATAATCTCCGTACGCTCGTCCGTTAAAGCGCCCGAAGTAACTTCCCACACGATGTCATCGATGGTGCTGGACTCGTCGTAGATGATGACGATGCGCTTCCCGGAGTTGTGCAGACCGGCAAAAGCGCCGGGATTGTTCTTCGACCATGTATTCACGTCCGCGCGCCAAGTTCGTTCGTGCTCCTGATCGCGTGGCGTGATTGACTCAGCCTTTACATCCCACCAATGCGCGTTAATGCCGAGCTTGAACCATTTCGTGATCTCTGGCCAAGTTTTAGTCTCGATCTGCTTGCCGGTACCCGCCGTGACCGTGATGCGGCAGTCCACACAGGTACTCATCGCCCAATCCATCACCCAAGCGATAAGGGCCGATTTACCGATTCCGTGGCCTGACGCGACTGCAAGCTGTAGAGGAACGAAGCGGCGATGGCTATTGAGATGGGTGCAGATTGTGCGGAGGGTGTCTATTTGCCATTCGTGAGGGCGGGAATCAGCTAGTTCTCCGGCCTCGCCCCAAGGATAAGCAAACTTCACGAATGATAGAGGATCGCTCTTGAAGCGAATGATGCTCTCGGCTAATTGATCCTCAAGACTCGATGCGCTTATCGGCATTCTTTAACCTGTCGGCTAATTCTACCGAACCGGAAAGCTCAACTTGCTGCTTCTCGCCGTATTTCTTGGGAATGCGCTTGCTCAGCATCCACTTGCGCGTATCTACCTTAAGACGTTGCAGTTGCACCCAAGCGGGATCAATTCTGTCTTCGACAATGCGCGGTTCCGCGTTGCATTCATCTTCAAGCGCTTCGAAATCGCGCTCGGCCCGAATTTCCATCGCGCGCGCGTATTGTTTCGCAAATACTTCATCTGCTTCACATTGTCGAATGATTGCTGCGGCTGAGATACCGAATTCTTCGCCGGTTTCGCGTAATGTTGCGCCTTCTGAAATATGGACGAGCACTAAGCCCATCATTGTCGGCGTCCAATCAATCGCGGCTGGCATCAGGCGCTCCGCAAATGCTCAAGATGAGCAGCGAAAAATGCTGCGCGTTCTTGTTCGGTAGGGATGTCGTCATGCCAGCGCAAATCCATTACGCCGCCCTCACCCACCGCCCCAGATGCTCCTGGAAGACAGGGATCACTTGCGGCTGCTTGCGTGTCTGCACGCGGAGCAGCGTGTGAATCTGGACGGGCTGGGTCGTGTTGGTTTTCATGGCACATTGGATGAGAGTTTACACGCGTTACGTTCGCAAATCTAGCGGATTTTCTTCTTCGCGTCAACTCGCCGTTTTCGATTACTCGCCACGAGTTTTTGTATCTCTTGGTTCTTGAGCCACTTGCGGACACTCGTCTGCACTCGTTGCCAACGAGTAAGGCGAGTAAATTTCCAGCCGATTGTCACGGCTGTTTCCTTTCTTCACGCCAGTCGTCGCGGGCGATCGCGTCAAGCATGTTAGCTCCGAACGGAAAATCTTTGCTCGGATGCACGACGATTACCTTCGGCGTGAATGCTTGTCGTGCGAGAGGGATGAGTTTCGGCGGGGGAGCCGGTTTTGGCTGCATGGCAGCCTTGATTTCCGCGATGACTTGCGGCAGTTGCGTTTTGACCTGGGCATTCGTAAACCGAATCACCGTCCATCCCATTTTCGTCAGCCCCCGAGTACGGCTCGCGTCCTTTTTCTTTTGAGCTTCGTCATCGTGATAGCTGCCATCAACTTCGACCGCAAGCTTGCCGGGGAGAATCTGGATGTCCACGAAGTAGCAACCCGCGCGTGCTTGGGGTTGATAAGGAATCTTTTCGCGCTCTAGTTCAACACCGAGGCGAATCTCGCTGGGCGTCCTATTCTTGAGCATCTGCTCGTGCTTCTGTGCCCCGGATAGACCCGACCACTCATGACCCTTATTCTGTTTGGCCTTCTTGCCCCTGCGCCTTTTGGGATGAGCCGGAGCGAATAACGCAACGACCGCAGCGATCTTGGCTTTCTTCTGTTTCTTGGTAAGTGGCGAGCATTGCAAGCAATAGCGCGTAGCCCCACAGATTACCGCCTGCCTGTATTCCGCATCAGAGAACGATTCTTTCGGTAAGTCAGAACGGCAACATTTGCACAGCATAAAATAAATCTCCAGACCCCATTGACAATACGATGATGATACTCTATTGTCTAATTCATGGCAAACAAAATCTGCAAACGGTGCGGCCATGACTGGCAGACGCGAACCACGGCGAAACCGCGTCAGTGCCCGCATTGTAAGTCGCCGAAGTGGAACGAGGAACGCAAGCAACCCAAGCCAGCCAAGGCCGCATAGCAGCCGAAGGAGAGGTGAGAGCAGATGAAACGACAGATGAAGGGTCACAGGTGGACAAACGACGAGTTGGCCTCTCTGATTCGCATGTGGGGCGACAACTTGCCCGTGGTCGAAATCGCAGAGACGTTGCAGGTAACCATACCTGCTGTCAGCAAGATTCTAACGCGGATGCGCAACGCAGGAGTTCCGCTTCTCTATCGCCCCAAGGGCCACAAAGCTGGGCGTACCAACAAGCTCTGGAGTCACGCGGAGGTCGAGTATTTGTTGCGCCGCCGCACCGACAGGATCACCGTGGTGCAAATCGCGGCGGAAATGAACCGCACCCCCTACGCTGTTAACGCGATGATCCAGAAAATGCGTAACGAAGGCGTAAATGTGGAAATGCTCGGGCAGGGTGTTCGGAGGCTTTGGAATCCCGAAACTCTCCGCGCCTGCACCGCAGATCCCACATCGCCACTCAACAAAGCATGTATCCAATGATCCGCCTTCTCAAGCTGTACTGGCAGTGTGTGCTGAAACCCATCCCCGACGAGGATCGCGGGTGGTGGCAGGCGAATGGAATGTGAGGGTGTGATGGAATTGAAACCGTGTCCGTTTTGCGGCGAGGAGCCTTACTGTGGAAACGATGCGCAGGGATGGGCTGTGCTTTGCGCATCTGCTAACTGCGACGTGTCACCTACAACCGCCTATCACGATACCGAATGGAGAGCAATTGCGGCTTGGAACAGGCGCGCTGACCCCACGCAGCCCTAACGCATCACGGGTGGGAAGGAGAGAAAGAGAAATGCGAAGAATGGTCAAGTTCGGTGTGTATGAACGGCGTGAGCGTCCACACAGTAAGGTCACTGTGACTCACAGCGGAGTGTACTTCAATCGACGGGGCGCGAACGAAAGTGAGCAGGCCGTGATTTATCACACTTTCAATGAGCCGGAATACAACACACAGGTCATGACTTCGCGTGATTTTCTAGCAACGCATCGCTATGTCGGCAAGATGATGAGAATTCACAGCGTCGAAGAAAGGCTACTATGACCGCCCACATGATGCCCGCTGACGAACTATGCACGCGCATTCTGGCCGGCATCGCCGTTGCGCTCGTAATCATCATGATTATTAGCTGAGGAGACTTATGGACCACGAAATCGAAATGAAGGCTCTAACCGATGCCGTCAACGTTCTCATGCAAGCGCAAGTAAAGTTGGCGGACTGGTACGGTCCTGAGGGCATGAAACTCACCCGCGCTTACGAGTATCTGCGTAAACAATTGCGGCCCATGGTCGAAGAGATTCTGGCTGATCCCGAAAAAGGCAGCCTGAGGAGCAGTGATGCAGGACGAAGATAAACTGCGCGACCAGTACGACGCGGAACTGACGCACGACGATCCGCACAGCCCGTACTACGATGGGCCGGATGACGAGGATGGAGACGACGATGAGTGAGCGCTTTATCGGCTTCAAATACGGGATGCCGTTCGAGGAGTATGACGCCGTGGACGCGCTCAATGGATCGTCACTGGTCCATATCCGCCGGAGCCCGATGGCTTATCGGTTCGCAATGGATAATCCCCAGGAACCCACCGATGCCATGAAACTCGGCACCGTGATCCATACCGCGATTCTGGAACCGCCGTTACTTGGCAAGATCGCGGTCTGGGGTGTGACCGAGGAGCAAAAGGTTCGGCGCGGCGCGGTATGGGAAGCGTTCAAGAAAGCGAATGAGGGCCTGATCCTGCTCACGAAATCGGAACAGGCTGAGGTCGCGGATGCTGTCGATGGTGTCTACGCCTGCAATGTGGCCCGCGACTATCTCTGTGCCGATGGCAAGACGGAAGTGAGCATGTTCTGGGTCGATGAGTCGGACCGCTACTGGAAAGGGCGCATCGACAAGCTCATCAAGACGGCGCACACGGCTAAGATTGTGGATCTCAAAAAGACGCGGTGCTGCTCCAGCCGCCGGTTCGGATCGCAAGCCTATGCGCTCTCGTATCACATCAAGGCCGCAATCTACGTGAGCGGATACCAGACCTTGACCGGCGTGAGGCCGAAATTCAAGTGGGTGGCTATCGAGGCGAAGAGGCCGTTCGAGTGCGCCGTGTACCGGGCCACGCCGGATGTGCTCACGATTGGCGGCGAGCAGATGATGGGTCTTGTGCGGACGCTGGAAGAGTGCGAGCGCACGCAGAACTGGCCACCGGAGCAGGAGCAGGAAGAGGATTTGATTCTGCCTGAGTATGCGGCAAGTGATGCGGACGCACTGGAAGAGTTCGCGGAAGTGGAGGGTTAGATGGCAAGTGAGGCAGTAAAGCGCGAGTTGCCGGGGAGCTACAGCGCCATGTATCCGAGCCGATTCATGAAGGCTGACGGGTTCAAGGGCAAGAAGCTCCAGTTCACCATCAAGGCCATCTTCGGCGAGGATTTGCTCTCGTCTGAGGATGAGGCCACCAAGCAGGAATGGATCACGCAATTCGAGGAGACGCGGCTTGAGTGGGTGATGAATAAAACAAATGCTTATTGCCTCTTCCGCATGTTCGGCGGCGACCCGCATTCATGGGTGGGCAAGCGCATCGTTCTCTTCGGCCAACCTGGGGTATGGTTCGGCGAGAAAGGTGAAGCAATTCGCGTCTGGGGAAGCCCCGATTTGACTGAGGATTTGCCAATAACGCTGCGATTCTTGCGCAAGAAAAAGGATCGCAACATGACGCTTCGCAAGACCGTGGCGACTAACGGTACAGCATCCACCATTGCTCCGCAGCCAGCAATCGCCCAAGCGCAACCGACCACGTTCACCATCAGCGAACGGCTCGCGCAGATATTCACACTTCTGGGATGGAACGCGGCCACGCAACAGAACTGGCTTGTGGCGAACGCGAACATGAGCGATGAGCAGATGGTATCCAAACTGGAACCGCAACTCGACACCGACTAACCAGCAGTGAGCGCGAGGAGCGCAAAGGGAGATAGCATGGCAGGACGAGTTTTGGAAATGAGACTAGCTCACCAGCAAGAGACGGAAACGTGCTACGAGTGCGGGGTTGAGTTCGCGTCCCCTGTGCTCGCAAATCGCCATCGTGATGGGAAGACTTTCTACTGTCCGAACGGCCACGGCCAATGCTACACGAAAACAGAAGAACAGAAGTTGCGGGAGCTTTTGGCGGCCGAGAAAAGCAGACGCGAGCAGGCTGAGCGTGACGCTGAATGGCACCGCGCCGAAACGCGCAAGGCGGAACTAGCAGCGTCGAAGGCGAAGAAAGCGCTCAAGAAGGTCGAGACGCGCGTCAACGCTGGAGTTTGTCCCCACTGTAACCGCACTTTCCAGCAGCTCGCCCGGCACATGCAATGCAAGCACGCAACGATCATCACTACGGAGGCACAGCAATGACGCAGACCATTGACGACGGCATAGACCTTGAGCGCGGCACAGCGAACGTGGAGCGGATACTGCACACTGAGCACGGGTCGCCAAGCGAGGGCGTGACTCTGACATTGCCTCCCCAGCCCACCCCGCCTGCATCTCAGGCACCCGCGAGGAAGCAGCGGTCAGATGCGGGGAAACCACGGGAGAAGAAAGCGGAGCCGGTCGCCGGGCGTCTCACAAAAGACCAGGCGGAGAAAATTGGTCACATGGCCGCAGGGGTACGCATCAAGGACCAACTGGCGAAGGAAGCTGCCGAAGAATACGAACGTGCCTACGGCGAGTTCAAGGCGTATCTCGACAAACTCACAATCGCGTAGCCTTTGGCGCGGGAAGGGATGAGGGAAATGAACTGGATTGAAGACGCAAACGGAAACAAATGTTCCGAGGAATATTTCGGATCGAAAGAGACCGCGCAGGCGGCGCTCGATAGCCTAATAGACTGCAAAAATTGTGTTAACTGCTCGGGCTGCTCGGACTGCTCGGACTGCTCGCGCTGCTCGGACTGCTCGGACTGCTCGGACTGCTCGCGCTGCTCGGACTGCTCGCGCTGCTCGGACTGCTCGCGCTGCTCGGACTGCTCGCGCTGCTCGGACTGCTCGCGCTGCTCGGGCTGCTCGGGCTGCTCGGACTGCTCGGGCTGCTCGGGCTGCTCGGGCTGCTCGGACTGCTCGGACTGCTCGGACTGCTCGGACTGCTCGGACTGCTCGCGCTGCTCGGACTGCTCGCGCTGCTCGGGCTGCTCGGGCTGCTCGGACTGCTCGGACTGCTCGGACTGCTCGGGCTGCTCGCGCTGCTCGGACTGCTCGGGCTGCTCGGGCTGCTCTAATATCGCGTGGCTCAATGAAAAGAAGAACCTGAAAGGCGATCCCACGTCAACCTGGAGCGGACCGCCGTACATCCCGAAGATCGAGAACATCCACACGCGCATTTACGAAGCCGCGTCGATTCCCCCAGAAGCTCTTGAAATGGCAACTTGGCACACCTGCGGCACAACGCATTGCCGGGGCGGCTGGGCTGTGTTTCTGACTGGCGATGCAGGCAGAGCACTGGAAACGTTCCACGGCACATTGCTGGCCGCGCAACTGATCTACCGCGAGAGTGGCTACGCCATCAATCCGTGCCGGTTCTTCGACAGCAATGAAGAGGCCCTTGCCGACATGAAGCGACTGGCCGAGGAAGAGAAAGCCCAGAAATAGTTCTACGCGAGGAAACGAAAATGGAAAGCGTGAAGTTTGAGCGCGTGGCAATGAGGGACGTTCCCGATCCGGTGAACAAGCGCACTCAGCGCTCCGTGTATTGGGAGGCTTTTGAGGCCATCATTTCGCTGCCATCGGACGAATCCTTCGCCATCAAGATTCCCGTCAAGGGTCAGCCTCACGCGAACTCTGTAGTCAATAAGCTGCGCCAATGGGCAGACTTCTATGCGCCGCAAAAGTTCATCCTTGCGAATCGGGCCTCAGACTACAAGGCAATGTGGTGCTGGTGGATTCCCATAGAGCAAAAGCCCAAGAGGAACGGAAAGAATCATTGAATCACGATGGGGCGATGACAAGAAATAGCTTGCAAAACGCGCGGAGGCGCATCACAATGTTTAATAGTCCGCCCCGTGCCGACTGTGGGTGCCCTGGGGTTGCTCCCGGAGCCGTTCAAGTGGATGGCGAGTGTTCTCAGCACTCGCCTCCAGCCTCACTGAGAGAGGTCCAAATGCCTGCTAAATGGCAGCAGTGGATGCCATTCCATATCGACCGCTTCTTTGGAAGTCCCGCCGTTCAGGCGATGGCTCCAGCCTGCCAGATGGGCTATCTCAGACTGCTGACGTCATGTTGGCAAAGCGAAGATTGCGCGGTATCGTCTGACCCGTTGGATTTGGCCGAAAAGAGTGGGCTCGGCGATGAACTTTGGGCGACTCATGGCCCGCGCATCCTACGTAAATTCGAGGCCATCGACGGCTCCGAAAGACTCCGTAACGCCATTTGCTTCGCGGAGTGGGAGAAAGCCAAAGCGTCCTACGGAAAAAGAGCCGCAGCCGCTGAAAAAACGAATAGCGTGCGCGTTCCAACGCAAAGCGTTGCGGTTAGCGAAGATAAAACCATCGGTGACCGAGCGGTGACCGTTTCAGGTCGTGTTGGTGTTAATGTAAGTGTTTCCTCTCAAATGAATCACGTTGACGTCGCGCGCGCGGTCGGCGAGCGTTGCGGGATAACTTCGCCTCGCGTATGGCAGGCGATTGAGGCGCAAGCGCGAATCGAGATTACGGACGGACGCACAGTGCAGGATGTGGCTGAGGAAATGGTGACGTCATGGCAGAACTACCAGACAGCCAAGCCGAAGTTAAACGCGCCGCCAGGGGCTGAGAAGTTCTTCGGTGAAGGCATGTGGCGCGACCAGTCAACGTGGAACTGGAAGGATTCGCCAGCGCGCACGATCCCATCTGCCGCATCTTATGCCGCCGCCGATGACGAATACGCGCGAGAAGAACGCCGAGGCTACGAGATGTGGCTTGGCATGAACGAAGCGTACAAGGCTGCAAATCCGTGGAAGGGTGAGATTCCGACTTGCGCCGAAGTGGCGCGGAAAGCGAATTGAGATGGAAATGGACGCGATTGAAAAGGTTCTCAGGGCCGCTACGGAAGAATTTGGGTGCTGCCCAACGTGGGCGATACCGCTAACCGAAGCATGGGAAGAGCTTGCCGAACTGCGAAAGAAAGCGGCCTTGCAGCTCGCCAAAGTCGAAAAGTAGGCAACTGTATTTGCACTGCGGGAAGGGTGCCGCGTAACGAGCGAGGCGAGAGGGATGAATGGAATATCAGTGGCGTGAACACATCAGGCATCGCGGGCGCATCGAGAGGCTCTTGCGCCGCGTTTGGCTTTGGTCGCGGGTCGTGGGCCGCATGGATGACGGATTCAGAATCGGGCCTATCCTCGCATGGATAATCGCGGGTCCTGTGCATGAAACGTGCGCGTGCGCTAAGTGTGCCGACCCCGCGCAGCAGGTCAGGCGATGAAACATTTCGTGATTGCGACAGCGTTACGCGGCCCAGTAAACCCGCCAGAGCCGCTCGATCCCGCCAATCAGCGCATCCTGGATCACGTCGTCGCAGGCGAGGCGTATTTCGCGCAGTTGGAACGCGATCCGCCGATCTCGCATTGGAGGCAGGTGGCAATGGCAAAACGCCCCGTCAAGTCCGATTACCGCGACAGGCCGTTCAATCACAGGCTGCATTGGTGGGAGGTCGCATGAAACTAGCCATTCGCCGGGCTCCCTCCGGTATGCAGCGCACCGACGTAGGCCATGCCGTGCGGGGCTTGCGGATCAGGGGCGATGTCCAGGCGGTACAGCAGGCGTTAGCGCGGCATATCGACGCAGCTCCATTCCTGCACGCGGGGATGGTGAATGAGGATTGTCCGGCGTGCAGAGAAATGGTTAGGAGGCTCAAGTGATTCGAGCGACTTATTGGGTGCTGTGGGCCGGGGAGGCGGTGTTTCTGGCCGTTCTCTGGCACGAATGGGGATGGCAATCCGCCGTAATCTCTACGTTGCTGTGCATGGTGGAGGGCACGCGCATTGAGGTCGGCAGGCAGATCAAGGCTTTGCGGCTTTCAGAAAGGGCGAGATGAGCAAGACACCAGAGGGGCAGATTCTCAAAGCGATCATGGATTGGCTGGCGGCGAAGCATATTCTCGCATTCAGGCAAAATAGCGGCTCTCTTCGCAATCCAGCGGGCAAGCCGATTCGTTTCGGCGTTCCCGGAATGGCCGATATTTTGGTGTTTCAACGGTGCGAATTTAGATTGGGGGCAAATGGAGAATCAATCGTTCTAGCCCAAACGATTCGGCCGCTGTGGATTGAGTGCAAGGCCGCCAAAGGCAAGCAAAGTGAACTGCAAAAGAGCTTTCAGGCTCAGGTTGAGAGCGAAGGCCACAAGTATGTGGTCGCCCGCTCAATAGAGGACGTTGAAGAGGCCCTGCGATGAGCCACATCCCTCTGGAATCAGCGTTTTTGTGCCCTTGCGGCCTCGTAGGCGACTCCTCCACGCAATGCGCCTGCGGCAATGCCCTCGGCCTGCTGTGCCTCGCCAAGGTGCTGAACCGGGAGAGCACGGAGCCTGCAATGGTCAGTTTTAGGAGTTTAGAGACCCGTGGCGCGTCCGATGGCACTTGGTGCGAGTTGCGGGACTCCAGCGACCAGCAAAGCGGCCTTGAGGCTCTAAACTGCGAAATCTGCCTCAAGGCCAGAGTGACCCGGCTAATTGAGCAGGTGCAGGTCTGTGAGGGGTGCGTTACGGCTGCGACGTGGGAAAGGCGGTCTACGGCGTATCCGGATCGGGAGATTGTGCAGGGTATCGAGTTCTACAACCCAGCAAGGAGAGCATCATGAAACGATTCGCAGCAGTGGTTATTGCGCTGGCCTGTTTGCCAGTGCACGCGCAGATGAGGAGGTAATTATGAAGAAGCGTGGCAGTGTGTTGCAATCCGACATTCCCAAGATGATTCCAAATCCTGCTTATTTCAGCGATGAAGTGGTCAAAAGGCGTCTCGATCAATTTAAGAGTTCTTTGGCGGGATGGGGTGAATCTCCAGAAGATTACTTTCCCGCTGATTACGGCAAGGAGCTTCCCGAAGCTGGAGGCTGGATCATGCTCCTGCTATCTGTACGAGTGGGTAAGGCTGTGGGTGAGACTGTCAAGAAAATCACGGTCCCCCACTTGTCCATCTGGTACGCCACGCCGACGACAATTCTTTGCGGTAAGCAGTTTGATGGGGTCAAGTTGCCGATGCACCAAGCCATCATTCGTACACTCGATGGAGATGTGCACGTATGGCCACATGAATACACAAAGGTTGATCTCGCTAAGTATTTGGAATTCACGGATGGAGAGGGACTTCATATTCGTTTTCTTCATCCAGAAACCGGCGGATTCGACGAAAACAAACTGCATTACATCCGCTCGCGGGGCATATCTGAGGCCGAGGCCAAGCGGTGGCTCCTACCAGAGTTAAACAATCCAAACTTCTGCTATTTCGAATTTGATTCCGAGATTACGGAAGTCTTTGGGGAGGGCTATGGGATGCCTTACCTGACAAGGATCAATCACCAGCGCCGTCGCGCTTCTGCAACAAGTGTGACCGCCCCCGCAGCAGACTGAGGCGGGGTAGAGGAGGAAACGATGCCGAGAATGGTTGAACGCATTTGCGCAAACAACGAGTGCCGAACGATTTTTCAGGCTCGCGTTGCTGACGTGGCGCGAGGGTGGGCTAAGTTCTGCTCCAAGTCCTGCAAGGCGGTAGTGCAGGAATCAAGGACGCATCAGTACCGCAACCACATCCGCCGAGAGGATTCAGGCGATTGCATTGGGCATCCATTCGAGAGCGGATATTTCGGTCATGGGCAGGAATAGACAAATCTCGCCCCCGCCCGGATTCGGCATAGGGACAAGGAGGGAAGGATTGCAGATTAGACGCGCACAACCGAGCGAAACGCGAGAGTTGAAGGACTGGATCGCAGCGCATCACTATCTGCACTATTGTCCGCCAGGATTTGTGAACCTCTTTGAGTTCATCGAAGGGAAAGAGTTGATCGGGGGAATGCTACTCGGGCGTCCTATCGCAAAGCAATACAATCCCGACAAGGTTCTCCAGTTGCACCGCATGTTCTTTGTGGACCAAACGGAGCGTTTTGTTGAGAGTCACGGCCTCGCTCTGATGAGAAAGCATGTGCGGACGTGGATGCCGCGGATCAAGGGGTTGCTCTCGTACAGCGATCCATCCGTGGGACACGAAGGAACAGTCTACGAGGCCGACAACTGGTGCGAACTCGGCATGACCGACGAGGGTTGGGGAAAGGGTTGGGAGTCAAGGGACGGGCGCACCGGCGAAAAGAAGAGCAAGAAAATGCGATGGTTTAGGACGCCGTAGCCGCGCTGACCCTGCGGCATAGCCTACCAAGGAGACGGAAATGAACAGCAAAGAGATACGAGCATTTTCGATGAAGCATGATACTGACCTTCCACCGGAAATCGCCTTGCCCCTAAAGCAAGCGCAGATGCTCCG